ACACAGCAGGTGAATATTGGGTTTATATCGGCATCTTCATCGGCATCTTCATCGGCATCTTCATCGGCATCTTCATCGGCATCTTCATCGGCATCTTCATCGGCATCTTCATCGGCATCTTCATCGTAGTCAGAAGAAGAATCGTTGTCCTCTTCCTCAGAAGAATCGTTGTCCTCTTCTTCAGAAGAATCATCGCTGACTTCTTCTTTCTCGGAAGACATCTGAGAATCCGTATCAACTTCTTCCTCTTCTGATTCTTTCCACATAAAGTCATCCGCCATTTTGTATACAAAACACATTGTGGTGTTTAGTCTATTGAAAATGTTTATGCCAGTTACAAAAGGGTTGTACAAGTAAGCAAGATTGATTGCCAAATAGATTTTCAACAGAAGCATCACAAATCGGCTTCTCAATGCCATAACTACAATTGCTGATGTCCATATCGTATTGACACCAAGTACAAACTGTATTTCGCGATTCTGGTCATCAAAATGATTTTGAAGTGCGTCTGTCTGAGTCATTTTGAAATGAGTCATCTTGGATCGAGTGTTCATAGGGTGTGTGTTCATTTTTTGCGATAGTATTGATTGGACGATAGTATTGATTGGAATAATTATACCACCGTTTCTTCCAACCCGCAATTTTTCAATTTTTCAGACTTCTGTATCCCTAAAGGGTGCTCGGCAAAAGCACTTTGAGAAATACGGGCGTATTTCTCACACTTCTGTATCCCGGGCGCCCTTTAGGGCGCCCGGAATAAGCACTCTGTGAAATGCTCCCATTAGGGAGCATTTATCAGACTCTACCACCACACGCGGCGGCGCGGGCCATTCGGCATAGGGAACCGCCTTGGATGTCGCCCGATCTAAACTCAATAATTGTTTTAGAGCAACGATGCGCCTCTCAAGTGGGTCCATCTTGCCTGGCAACTTTCGCGAAATCTGTTTCCAGCGCCATTCAAACTGGAGTGCAGCGGCCCACGTGGGAAACCCCGCGACATGGCAGACCCGTTCCCAGCTTGCTCCTCGCTCTACTTGTATGCTGGTCGCGTGAGCCCCGCCTTTGATTTCTTTGTTGTGCTGTCTTAAACGATGGTCTAAATCCACGGTGGCACCAACATATGTTTGCTGTCCCGAAGTGGCGGTTGTTGATAATAAATAGACGAAAAAGCTCATATATACCATTTCAACATAATTCATTTGCGGTATAAAAACAGATGTATGCCGTGCCCCGAAAGGGTCACGGAATAATCACTTGGTGAAGTGTGGGGCTTCGCCCCCACACTTCTACCAACAGATGTATGCCGAACTCCCTACGGGAGTTATGCGTAATCACTTCAGGAAATGCACCCTTTAGGGAGCATTTCCTGAACAGATGTATGCCGTGCCCCGAAAGGGTCACGGAATAATCACTTGGTGAAGTGTGGGGCTTCGCCCCCTCACTTCTACCAACAGATGTATGACTAACTCCCGCAGGAGTTAGGCGTAATCACTTCATGAAATGCGTCCTAAACGGAGCATTTCCTGAACAACTTTCTTGGATATAGTATATTAACTAAATGTCGGTAAAGCCACCAGTATACCAAGTTTATGTTATGAAAGGCAAGGAAATAAAGGCCGCAATCACATTTGATGATATCCATATAGATGATACAATAGGACAAATAAAGCAGAAAATTATTGGCGCAATTTATTCGGTTGGTATCCCTTCCGGGGTCCCTTCAGGGTCCCTCTATTTGTGCGCCCAAGTAAATCACCAAATCAACTTGTCCAACGTGATATTGTCGCAGCAGCCCCACGCTTTTGAACAATTGCTCGCCAATTTAGAAATAGAAAATGAAGCCGACCCGACGATTAAGAAGAGAGGCATCCAGGATTCCGGATTGAAACACGGCGAAATACGACCCATTATGGTCGGTTTAGGGATGAAATTGGAGCCATTTGACTATGTATTTCCGGCGGACCCCCTATCTATTTTGCCAACCACCAATATTGCGAAATATGTGCCTCTCTTGTCGCATTCGGACGATTCCATTTTGCTATCTAGCGGCGACATTGTGGACAATATCATATACGCCCATTTCGCCGAAGATGTGCTTGAAAACGCGAAAGAAATGGGGTTTGTAGAAAAGGACATTTTGTCGGTGTATTTTCCAGAGGGTAATACTAATGTGGGTGGAAAAAACACAATGGTTGATTTCTTATACGAGACGTATTACACCCGGTCGGCAAATAAAAAACAAAAATACTTGGAGAGAGGAATACACCAATATGACATCTCGTTATTTAGTGAAAACCGCGCACTTTTTTCGCTAGATGCCATCTTCAAAAACATCCACTGTACTCGCGAGATGCCGTTTATACGGTACAAACCGGGTGTCCGGCGGGACCCCATTTACCGCCTCTATAGTACCCAGGTGACAAGAACCGGGAAACGCATCCCGATGTTGTCTTCAAAACGAATCGGCTTTCTCATCAATGCATCGTCCAATTACAAACACATCAGCATCTATAATGACAAACACAATATTTTTATACATATTGAGAATGACGGCACCATCCGCATCCAGGGGAAAATAATGAAGAATATAGACGATAAACGCGCGATTCCGTCATCGGCCTCTATCTCCGAAGTGGATGAGTTGCTGGATGCCGCCGTGAATCCGTTCTTAACTATGTTGAACCAGTATTTGTCCAAGAGCGGGTACAAAGTGCCTCTCTTCACCTCCATTGAAAGTGCCGCCGTGAAAATCAACAATTTGATGTTTGTTGCGGCGTTCAACGTGAAGTCGCAATTCGTAATGAACAACGCATGTTCGTATTCCATCTTTGACTCGGCCTCTACCAATGTGTTGCGATTCAAGCGTGTTGATAATTTCAAGAAGATGGATGCGCAATCGGCGCTCATTAGCGAAGTGTACAAGAAAACGGGGAGCGACGTCGCCGTGATAGAGGCGCTGATGAACAATTACAAAATGAGCAACAAGGATGCGATTCTGCGCTTCATTGATTACAAGGAGAATCTGAATTATGCCGGCAATCAGCGGGCGATTGAGCGGACCAATATGTTTAGTTCCATCAAGAACCCCGGTTTCTTAACCACTATTGATGAACGAAAAATCAGCGAGGATAAACGGGAAATCCGAATCACGGTGAGCAATTTGACGAACATCAAGTACATTGATACACTCACGATTTATATTGACAGCTTATTGTATTTGTCGCAGACGGATGATGTGGAGCTGAAAGATAAATGTAATGCGATTGTTGTTGAGGAAGAGACCTTGGAAAAAATTGTTCCATCGGATGAAAACATAGAGGAACCAAAAGAAGTGGATATTCAAAAAGCGCAACCCGTGGATATCAATCGCTTGATAAACCAATTGGAGAATCCAGATACCGAAGAAGAAGCAGACGCAGAAGATGCAGATATTGATTTGGACGACTTTTTAGAGAGCGCCAGTGAGGGCGATGATGCTGACTTTTATGAAACGGATGACGATGAATCGTTGATGGGCGGTCAAGGACCTACTTCAAAAGGAACTATCGGCGGAGGACCAGAAGACGAAGACGACTTACAAGGCATAGAGGACCAAGAATCCGACCTACACGGCATAGAGGACGCCCCTGGCTTAGAGTCCGAATACAACACGAGCTCAAAGGCCAAGAAGAAGTTCATTCGCAAACTGAAAGAGCACGACCCCAAGTTGTTCTCATTCACTCAAACGAAAAGCGGTCAATTCAAACATTATACGCGCGTGTGTCAGGCAATGTTACAACCGGTCGTATTGACGCAGGAAGAAAAGAAGAAAATAGACGAGAACTATAGAGGTTCATACACAGAAGCGGTGGAATACGGAACAACCGAAGAAAACAAGAATTGGTATATATGCCCGCGTTTTTGGTGTTTTAAGACAAACACGAGTATGACCAAGGAAGACATTGACGCCGGAAAATGCGGCAAAACCAAGGCCGAAATCAAGGAAAACGTATTTGAGTTCAGCGCCTCTAAGGAACACAAGAATAAGCTCAACGGCGAATACGTAAAGCATTATCCCGGGTTCAAGCAAGACATCCACCCGGATGGATATTGTTTGCCGTGTTGTTTCTCGGAATGGGATACGCAGCTACATAAAGACCGCCGCGCGCAATGTACGGGAAATAAGACCGCAGTGGCGGCAGCACCCGCCGCTGGACCGAAAGAGCAGCAATACATCATTGGCGCCGACAAAATATCGGTGGACCCAGGTCGGTGGGGATTCGTCCAATACGCCGCACAGCATTTCTTACAAATTGACTATAAGAACCACGTTGTAAAAACGAACCCCTCTATCATTCGTGAACGAACAGCAACATTGTTGCGATATGGGATACAGCAAGAAACACAAGTACAGCCTAATGGCAACAAGATAGAGCTGCGCAATCGGTCCATCGTGGCGTGCTTTGCCGACATTTATGCCCGTTCACGGGACAGTAATGCCCGTTCACGGGACAGTAATGCACCGGACATTTATTCTAGATCCCAATCCATTGACCAAAGACCCTCTGTTTCCGAGTTTCTCCAAATTGTTGCCGATGCAATTACAATTGATGTATTTGTCCAATATGGGAACGGTTCTTATATGACGACCTTTTCCTCAAAAGAAGAAGAAGAAGAAGAAGAAGAAGACGACGATTATCTAGATTCGCGCGTCTACAAATTCCTGGATATGCGAAACCCCGATCATTTCCATTTTTTCCAAAAACTAAAGACCGCATATAGGAAGTTTAAACAGTTTTTGTTGGACCCAGCATCCACCATTGACCATTCTTATTTCTGGGACATTGTTGCGATGCCAAATCCGCGTCTTTTCCCACGCGGTATCAACATCGTGTTGATGGAAATCACCAACAATGATGTTACCGAAAATGTGGATATTATTTGCCCTACGAATGCCTATTCTGCCTATCAATTTCGCGACGACCGCGAAAGCGCATTCATAATTAAATCCAATGACCTCTATTTGCCCATTTATAAATATACGTCGGTTGGCAAAGAGGAGCCCGTTGTTGTTTCTTTGCTGACTGCCGCGGATTTCCCGCTCATTTACAAGAGTTTGTCGTCCATCATCGGCAATTATTGTAAACCCCAGGCCTCTATTGGCAAAAAATACTCGCTGGATGAGGTTGAGTTGAAACAGCCGATGCCGATTGTAAAACTCGCATTAGAGGTGTCAAAGATGCCGTATATGATTGAGAAACAAATATGGAATTATCAGGGGAAAGTGGTCGCGCTTCTTTTGCGGGCGAATAAGACGAATACAACGGTAATCGTGCCATGTCATCCGTCGGCGCCGATCGTATCAACCGATAAATCGGCGTTAGATGCCACATTTATGGACGACGCACGTATTTTCGGTGATTACGCCACTACGAAAGCGGAGCTGGTGAAACTGGCGACTCTTAACCCTCGCATCTTGTGCCGGCCCGTCGCCAAAATCGTTGAGCTATCCAAGATTGTCGGTATTTTGACGGAGACCAACCAAGTCGTGCGCATCAAAACGCCCCAAGATAATGTAGAGGATAATCTGATGACTCTGGGCGAGAATAACTATTTGTTTTATGAAGAGATGGCAAAGACGGTAGAAACGGCGGAAGAAGGCGACCCGGACCGCATACGCATCGTGCGAAATGTGACATTAGAGGACGATTTTTATGCGCTATTCCGCACAACATTGAAGTCCGTCTTGGAATCGTCGTCAACCTCGCTGATGCGAGTCGCGGCACTTGTGAAATCGCGCGACACGACGTTGGAAGCAATGACACAAGTCGTTCGTGAAATAATGGAGCCCGCGGTTGTATTTGGTAAACACATTGACAACGATATTTTGGACGATTTATATGAGAAAGGGGCGCTTTGTACAACGAATGGGACTAAGAATGGAACAACGAATGGGTCCCAGAATGGGTCTAAGCATATTGGTCTCATAACGGATGACAACAAATGCATATTCCCCGAAACCAACTTGGTGGATGAGAGCCGGAAGAACTCCCACGAGTATTTTGTGCGAATTGCCGACGAGATATTGCGGTACGGGCATTTGCGCAATTTCATAATGAAACCCCAGGTCGTATTAAATGCCCAAAGTGACACATACAAGGTGAATGCCGACGAATACATTGTAATAGAACCCGACTTGTTGGGTCGCGATTACTTTACCGATATGGTGCCCTACAATCGCAGCAGTTATGCGAATGGTATTCCGTATGAGATGGCGAATCCCGACCCCGTCGCATCTAAAAAGTATTCCAATGAGGTGTCGCTGGAAGAACAGTTCGCCGCGGGCAACGAGCTTTCGCAAATCGTGAATCAGTGTAAGAGCAACATCAAAGACGTGTATGGGCATCCAGTGACCAATTATTGGCGGCGTTGGGTGTTTCCTCACGGGAAGAACGCGCGAAAAGTACGCGAAGTCTATTTTCAAAATAGCGTGGCGTGTAGTTATGCGCCTCTCATTTACATACTCCAGAGCCATTTCAAAGAATTGTACAGCGAAGAAAAGGTGCGCGAAATGATTTGGGAAGGGTACCGAGATATAGCAGTAAACATGCTGGACAAGATACTGGTTCTTTTTGATATCCAGGGGAAACGCGCGTTGGCTGAGAGGATTCGGCGCGGCGAGAGTTTTGAAGAGTTGGTCCGTAGGTCGCCCGATTATTTCGCAACGATTCTGGATATGTGGGTTGTTTTCCATAAATACAATGTGCCTGTGATTGCGTTTTCATCAACTGACGAATTGTCGGGGATGGGTATTACGGCGCTTGAGAATCCGCTGAAAGTGGTGGGCGAATCCGCGAATGCCTGGATTGTGATGGGCGGAACGGCGGAACATCGGCAGTTCTATTTTGTGCGGTCGCCCTCTATTGTGCGCAATTATAAAAAGGATGTTGTGCCAGAACACCAGATGATATTTGGACCCGTAGATATGACGGAGATGGAACAATTGGAGCCGAAACTTCAAAGTGCGCTCCTACGAATGGAATATGTACAGCGTAAACAGGGTCCCGAATACTTTGTACAAAGAGTTGTGCGGCAGAAGAAATAGAGAGGCTATACATATAGCATGAGCGCCTTGCTATGAATATGTAGATTGAAAATCGGGATGATTTGCCGATTGTTTCTTTGGAGAAACGGTCGTCTAACGACGTCGTTGTCGCCGTCGGTTTTCCAGATGACGACGCCTTCATCCGCGTATTTGATGACACATGTCTCGTTTACAAACCCTCTAGTGTCTCCGGGGCAATTGCGCGGATCCACACCTCCTACATATTGGCCAATCGCCGCGGCGTCAAAGATGTAGCCGCCGAATTGCGACCAGCCGCGACTCACGAAGGCTCTCTCTCCATCAAAGGTGGATAAATCAAAGGTGGATAAATCAAAGGTGGATAAATCAAAGGTGGATAAATCAAAGGTGGATAAATCAAAGGTGGATAAATCAGAGGTGGATGATGATAAATCAAAAGCCTGTTCATCAACAAATATCGGGAACTGTCGGATACAATCCGTTTTTTTCCGGATTTCGCCGAAATTGTACATATCGTTTTTCTCATAATCATAATGTACCAAGATTTGCGACAACACATGGGCACACGGAATATAAACGATACTCGCGATGTTCCTCTCATACGAATCAAATGGAATGTATAATTCAGACTTGTTGAATAGAGGCACCGACAATACTTTGTCACAATTGTAGTAAATGAGAACGTCGTTTTCAATATGAATCACGTTCTTAATACCGGTTTGCGCCATAAACTCGTACAAAACAAAAAACCGCGCCGAAGTATGATGCCAGAACCCGCCGCGATACTCCTTGTCTTGGATAGAACGCCGCTGGAAGCCAAATGAATCATCCAGCGATTCCACGGGAACCAAATGGATGACGTCGGAAAATGGGGCAAAATGCGGAATCAACGCATTGTCCGTTAATACGTATATTTGGGTATGCCCTAGCCGGATTAGCTGGGCAATGTTTGTCATTATGTATTCTTGGAACACGCCGAGGCAAACGAGAACGACGGAAAACATATAATTTCCAATGAAAATTATATATAAATACTTATTTGTAAAATAGAATAGATATGGAGTTATATGATGATTGCGTGACCGGACATTGCGTGACCGGTGAACACATCCAATCCATCGCCGACATCTATTTGGGAACGGCCGACGACTTTATGTTCAATCCTCTCATTATGGAGCAAACCGACAAACACCAACTCATTGACGAAATCACAGAACCGTTTGATAACCCGCCCATACTATTTTTGTATCCGCATCGTTTGGAGTTGTTTGTAGAGAGGCTACATCTATTTTTAAAACCTTTTGTCTTGATTACACACAATTCAGATTATAATTTGTTAGAGGAGGACCCCATGATAAAACGAGTGTTGGATTCACCATTGCTAAAATGCTGGTGGGGGCAGAATCTGTGCTTCGTTCATCCGAAGATGCGCCCGTTGCCAATCGGGATTGCCAACTCCATGTGGGAACATGGGAATCTTGAATATTATAGAAACATAAACCTTGAGAAAACAGAGGATGTGTATTTCAATTTTAATATTGCTACGAATCCGGAGAAAAGAGAGGCTTGCTTTCAAGCGATATCGCAAGAAAAACAAATGCTCCCGATGGTCTCCGTAAAAGAAAACGTGGCGCGTCTTGCCAAATATCGGCGGTGTATTTGTCCCGAGGGAAATGGTGTAGATACCCACAGATTGTGGGAGGCCATGTACTTGAACTGTTATCCCATTGTATTGGAAACCCCCTTTATCAAAACGTTGGCGCATTATATGGAAGGATTGCCAGTCATTATTGTGAAATCTTGGTCCCACGTGTGCACCTTAGACGCATATAATGCGTGCACCTTTAACGCGTTAGACGCGTGCACCTTAGACGCGTGTTCCTTAGACGCGCCAACATTTGACACAAAATACACACGCATTTCTTACTATATCACCGCCATAAAAAATAGCGCCCTATGATATAATGAGTAACGACCCCATTTTGTTTGGAGAGGGTTCATACGGCTGCGCGTTTCGCCCGGCAATCCCTTGTTCCAACGCGTCCAATTCCGGCATCAGCGAGAAAATCTCCAAAGTATTGACCGCACAAAACGCCGATAAAGAATACGCCGAATATGACCGCATATCACAAGCCGACCCCACCAACAAATTTTATTTAGGAAAACCGCAAAGCTGTTATATGTCAGCGCCCAACTTTGACACGCACGTAAAGCCATCCGGATGCGGGATTGTAACCCCGAATACGTCATATACGGACTACAAATTGCTCCAATACAAGGACGGTGGATCGGACCTCGCCGACTTCGCCACAATCCATTTGACCAAGTTCTTGTCCACGTGGAAGCAGCGCCAATCCGACCATTTTTGGTTAAAAGCCCACGCGCTTTTTATGGGATTGAAACAATATTCCGAAAACAACGTTCTCCACGACGATTTGAAACCGCAGAACATCGTATTCAAGTTTGATTTGGCGAACGACACGATGGATTTCAATTACATTGATTTCGGAATGGTACAACAAACGGCGGAACTGATCGCCAGTTTGACCGCGGACTCAATGTATCGCCCATTTCATTGGTCGCGGCCGATGGAACAGGGGTTTTTGTCAAAGACGCGCAATTTCAAATCCCTCTATCAACATACGGACGCAACCGTTTTGTCCCACTATTGCGCCTCAATCAGCGACATCATTTTGAAAAACAAACGGAAAAATCCGTATGATATCAAGCCGTCGTCGTTTCGGCTGGTTCTTGAATATGCCGAGGACCGACTTGCGCCCAATACGAACCTGTCCATTTCGGAACGTATCCGATCGTGTATAGAGGGGATTTTACGTTATAGAACGGACAGCGACGCATTTGTCAGAAACACGGTTGAAACCACGGATACATATGCCCTGGGATTTTCGTTGAATTATGTTGCGAACAAGATGCACGCCGCCGCGGCGCTCAGTGATGCCGAATACGGCCGACTACACCAGTTTTTTGAGAAGTTGTTTGATTTCAATTTATATACGCGTTGGAATAATATAGACGTGATTCTTGGTGAATATGAATCGGTCTTGAGGTTGAATGGAGTATTGGGTCGGCTCGGTAAGAGGTTTTTGAATCACAAGGTGGTGGCAGATATAAAGACGGTTCGGATAATACAGATTCCTGCGATGTCATTACAACAAGCACATGCGATTGGGTCGTCTAGTCCGTCTGGTTCTTCTGGGTCGTCTTCGTCTTCTTCTCCAGTGTTTAAGGTCAGGACCCCCATATATGTACCCAATTCACCCATATATGCGCCGAACTCACAATACCAGATGGGTGTTAAACCTCCCTTTCCTTCTCCTACAACAAAAGGGTTTAAGCCAAGTACTCCACCCTTTCCTCCACCAACTACCGGGTTTAAACCAAGTACTCCACCCTTTCCTCCACCTCCTACTCCGAAAGGGATAAACCCATCACCGAAAGGGTTAAAGCCATCACCGAAAGGGTTAAAGCCGTGCCCCCCTGGAAAGGAACGCAATCCGGCAACTAGGCGGTGTGTAAAGATATGCCCTCCGGGCCAAACCCGGCGTAATGGCCGCTGTGTCAAACCTTAAAGGACGACCCTTAAAGGACGTTTCTTTGATATTTATGTTACTCTATAAATATCAAATTTTCAATGGTATAAACCAATCACTCATTATTTCCGGATTTTACGAGTTTTGTCTCCCCCAAAAGACCCCGTTCTTTCACGTCGCCTCAGTTCTTTCAAAATTTGTTTTTCAGTACTGGTATTTTTACTTTTACCAATTGCTATTTGGTCAATACCCAGACTTTTGAATGCCGCTTTCTTTTCTTGTAATGATAAACTGTTATAGACCGAAATGATTTCTGGATTTGTTTTCAATATTAGTTGTGCCATTTGAGAGGCATCCAGTTTTCCGGATTTATATGAGGTGTGTTTTGTTTTGGTTTTTCTTATTTTGCGAACTCCTTTACTGCGCTGGTGTTCTTCCAATTGCCGAAATTGTTCTGCCACTTTTGCTTTTGCCTCTTTTTCCAAGGCCAAGGCCAAGACCAAAGACTCTTGCTCCCGTCGGATATCTTCGTCTCTATAGTAATTATTACATAGTTTCGCAATAGACTCCGGATGATAATATCCCTGATGCTTTTTTTCCGGATCAATATCCAGAATGGCAAATGAATTAATTACATCACAAAAACATTCAAAAAACACAGTATCATATTCTTGTTTTGTTTTTTTCAAAAACTCTTTAGAGGTTGTATTAAAAACGTAGGCAAAATCTTTTGTAAACTCTTTATGTAAGTCATATGAAATCAGATTATCATCATCATCTTCTATAAATATACAAGGATTCTTTTTATAATAGTCAAAATCAAAATAGGTTTTAATATAATAATCACTATCGTTGATTACAGAGCCTTCTTTAGCCGGCTCACCTTCTTTGGTCTGTGACCCTCCATCTTTATACTTTGTCCTTGCACAATCAAAGAACGTCTCGCTCGGTCGTTTATTTAATACCCACGTTGCTTCCGGAAACCGCGTCAAATCACCCTTTGTATATTTTGTCGCCATCGTCATAAAATAATTCTTTCCACCTTTGCCATTGATTTTGAAAAAATCATTCACTTTGTATGTTCGGATTTCGCGAATAAATTGCCCCAGGATATTTGTATCGGCCTCTGCCGGGGGACCAAAGCGCGTAAGAAGACTCATGATTGTGTCAAGATCCGCAATTATATGGTCATAAAATCCAGCATTTAATCGGTATGTTGTACCGGAACCCATTATAACAATATTATTTGCGGTGTTTTTGCCGTCATCATAATGGCCTTTTATGTCGCGAATTATCTTGATGAACGTGTCGTATTCCTTTACAATTCGCTCCTTCTCTTTTACGAAAATCTCCATTAATTTTCGCGGACTGGACAAATCTTGGCGCCATACATATATTTTGGTGACCTTTTTCTTCTCTTTGTTCTCCTTCTCGGTATAGACTTCTATGAATGACCCGTTTAGCGCATAGGAACGCAACGAGACAATGGAATCGCACGTGGAAATCGCGTAAGCACAATCGTCGCGATTGTCAGTTAATTCAAACAATCGGTGTTCTACACTTTGAAGTGTGTCGCCTGAATATTTTGCTACACACAATTTCATCGCCTCGCGTTTCTTGTCGTCTGTCTTTTTGTCGTCGTGTTTCTTGTCGCTCTGCTTGGACCCTTTAGCTTCTATCGCTTTAGCTCCTCCTTCTTTCATGGCCGCGTTTTTCTTTTTATTCCCAGCAAAATAAAATCCTTCATTCAGCATTAAATCCGCGCCATCAACAACAAAATTGGATTCATATTTCCCTTTTTCCGCGAGTGTTTTTGATGTCAAGCTCGTTTCACTCGGGTACTGTAAGTATTCAAACACCGATTTATCCAACACAATAGTATCGTTTATCGCCGGGAATCTGATATCGCAATCTTTTACACTGGAAGAATGTGGGTCAATGATATCCGTCGCGACATTACAACTTTTTTTAGACTTTTCTGTTCCTAAAATAATATCTGTATCCAAACCGCTGTCTTTATTCACGTACACGATTCTCTCAGGAAACGCGCTCGCGAATTGCGTTTTTAATTCTTCGGGAACATTGCTAGAGTCTTTGTAGCCCTTAAACCGTAATAATTCGGCCATAAATATCATATTTACCGCATAGAGACTGTCAACCATTTGGGAAGACAATTTTTTGATTTGGTCGCCACTAAACATCACATCGTCGGTCCATCCGTTCTCTTCTTTCAAAAATCCTTGTTGGATGCCTTTGGAGGTTCCATCTTTTACGCTGTCGCCAGTGAAACATTGCTTCCAAAAGTTATCATCAAATGTGATTTTGGATACTCTGTCTGGACCGATTTTAAAAGCGGGTTCTCCTCCAATATTATTTCTAGTTTTAACGCCATCAATGTGTAGTTCTTTACCGGCAATAGATATTCTATGCGTCTTCGGTGGCATTATATATATCGGTAATGATATAAAATCATTACCGGTAGGGGGATTCACCTATAAGACAACGGATTCACCCTTGTCATAAATCCTAAATAGTAGCGTCAGATTATAGATAGGCAAAAATATACCTCATCAGTTCTCGCTTCGTAATTCTAGTATTATCATAGGCAACAATCTCATTTGACCTACTCACCTTAGACACAAAATCATGGTATTCCGAGTAATTTGTAAGGCCCGCCATCTGATTTACCGAAATGCTGAGGCGATGTCCGACGCCGAATCCCATGGTGATTGAAATGAAGTTGTACATGGCATTGTAGCACGAAAACGTCTTGACAAACTTGACAAAATTGGTGTTGTTTCGGGATTCATACCCGCGCGAGCCATAGACATATATCAAGTCTTCATCTTCGTCATATACGATGAAAAGGTTCATATCGATGGTCCCCTGTTGGTCCTTCTCGGTGAGGTAGATAACCATCTTGGGTTCATAATACACAATGTCGTCGGGTGTTGTAGAGGGCATTCTTGAATATATAGGGACTTATCCATTTAAATCGTTTTTTTAAGTGTATATTGTCCGAAAAGGGCCTTTGACCGAAGGCCTTTGACCAAAAAGGGCCTTTGACCAAAAAGGGCCTTTGACCAAAGGCCTTTGACCAAAGGCCTTAACCCATCATCATTTAGGAAAAAGATAAATAATGTAACTTGATTAGTATTTAAAGTTGTTTTATTTTGTTTTACATATTATAATAATTTTCAAATGAGTTCCTTTGCTACACCAACACCAACAACAACAACTCCATCTGCCCTTGTACCTGCTTCGGGAGGCGTAGCAGCTACACCTTCATATCGTGTTCCCGAGGGAGTCACTTTCACAAATGTTTGTAAGATTTCCATCACTGAGGATAAGCCGATTATGATGGATTATTGGCTCGCCTCTATTGAAAAGAAGGCACTCATTGGTGTTCGCGAGAATAACGAGAAACTGTTGGTGAAGAGTGAGGAGGAATACACCAGTCCAATTCAGAAGATTTTCCGGGCGGGTAATGAGTACATCATTATGACCGAAAACTCTCTCTACATTGTTGATAACAAGATTCCTACCAAACGCATCACATAAGGTGGACCCCCCCCCCCCTTGTAGGTCGCCCCCCACCCTCCCTTCGGATGGGAGGGCTTGTCGGTCGCCTTCACTTCGTAGACCCTTCGGGATAACCCTTGTAAAATTGAAAATATTTTAATGATGGCCACCATTTCATCATTAAATCAACCATGGGACAAATTATCTTAGACGAATACTTAAACGAAGAACATCTTGTGGCTATACCATCTGATACCGAAGACCCTGTAAACAACATTTACGCCGCCGAAGCCGATGCCGACCCAATTACTAACAAAAAATACTACATCGGCATCCCTTATTTACTGGAGGGGCATTATTTGTTTATGACCCATATCCGCCCCGCCACGTATTTTCAATATGACCACGACGATGTATGCGACTATTTACACGAATACAGTTGCGCCCAAGTACCCGAGACACGGTCCGCAGAAATTATGAAGACCGAGTTTGCGTTTGAATACGTCGGCGGCGAACGCGTCTATGTCGCGCGTGTCGTGTTGAAAACGTGCTGGTTGCGAATGTTCCAGCGCAAATGGCGACGATCACGCAATCGGATCGTCCAATGAATATTACGCTAAAAACAACCAGATGAAAGTATTATTGTTTTTTATGCTATTATTCTTTACACTTGTAAAAAACTAGTTTTACCATAATCTACTAGTTTCCCGGACGACAACAGAGGGCGTTGCGAATAACCGTTTTCTTTCAAAAATTTTTGCATTTTTGTCACTAAATCGCCCATAATTGCGGTTTCTTTTATCATTGACAAGAACGCATATGTCATTGCTCCCGACGCCATTTCTTTACCGTTGACCGACGCCACTGTATCCATGCTGATTTGCTGGTCGGTACACCCACTTATCATATATACATCACCCACCGTTTCCGACTCATTTGTATTGTCGGGATATCCATATGTATATCGCAAGTCCAACACGGTTCCACTAAAACAACAGTCAAAGAGAGCCACCAATTTTGCTCCCGGTTTTAATGTATCCCGTATCATCCGATTTAGTTCATCATCTATTATACACGTACCAATTGAGTATGCATCAATTGGAACAATAACTTCGTCTTGACCATCTTTCTCGTCATTGTTAAAATCCGCCGTACAAGTTCCATGACCGCTAAACATAAAAAACGCGGTGTCTCCAGATGCGGTATTTGAGAGCAGTGTTCTCAACCCGGTCAGTATGTTTTGTTTCGTCGGTTTTTCGGGCGTTTCATCGTTTAATAGTGTTACATTTGTAAAATTATATTTATTTTTGAGAAGGTCTTGTATGTTTTTGGTGTCATTGATACATCCATACAATTCGTTTATGGTTCCTGTATAATTGATTCCAACCAAAAAGGCGGACTGTTTTTTTGCGTTCTGGTTATATTTGTCAGTTATCTTTTTTAAAATAGCGTTTGATTCATTTATCGCACGATTGATTAGATTTTTCTTAAACGCATTATTTATTCGCATCAAATTGATTTTGCGTATTGTTGCGTTCAATTGTGCTAAAAGTTTGGAAACATTTGCGTTGTATATTTCGGTTAGTGTTGGCATTATATATTATATAATAATATTTGATACATTTGGACATTTTCACAAATGATGTCTCAAAACTCTACAATAACGTGCACACAAGAAAAAACAAATATAGACAACGACACCCTTAGTTGCCGATGCTTTTCAATTTTGAGAAATACGTCGTGGACACGTTGATTTTGCGCTTTCGCAACTTGGCCTCTTTTTTTTCGCCACCTTCGGGTTCCACTTCACGCGCAATGTAAATATTGGGAAACTCTTCAATCAATATTTGTTTCACATATTCATACACAAATCGCAACACCGGTTCGGAGCAGTTCCCCACAATCAGACATCCGCCCGTCCGAAATATCATAAAGCTCACTTTGGTATATTTCAGCGTTTTCGTCAATTCCTCCACGGTCAGTTCGCGATGTTCATTCAGCACCGTTCCGCGCTGCTTCTCCGCGTCCATCCCGTAGTCGTTGTAGAAATAGTATTTACATTTGATGCCCGGGTAATTACACGCATCATAGGTGGCATCAATGTCGTATTTGTTCCGCAAGATGGCGTGGAGCGCGTCGCGATTAACATTGAAATTACACATGAAATTGGAATTAATGAGAACGTTTTCATTGGGCACATCGCGAAACGCAACCGGTTCGTCAAAGAGCGGTCGCATCACGTCCAAGATGAAGATTTTCACGCGGTCAAACAACGAGTCATTTAGAATGCCCGGTATTTCCAGCTTGCCGGTGTTGAACACTTTCACATGGATTTCGTGGAATCGGCCGTCGCGGTTCAAGAACCGGAACGTGATGGCAATACAATTGAACATCGCCCCGCATTTCTCTTTTCCACGATAATTGGTGACGTTTTTGGTGGAAATCCCGACGGTGATTTTGCGTTCGTCTTTGAACTTGTTTTTCTTGGCGACGGGGTTATCCACTTGTTTGATAATGTGTTCGGTGTAGTAATAGGTTTCGCTGAGTCGGCGCAGGTTTTCGGCGCACTCTTCTTTGGAATGCGCGGCGATTTTCATCTGTTTTTTAATGATTCCTTCCGCGGGTTTCCAGTATTCCACAATTGGCAACTTCCAAAATATACTTGTCACGTCTATGTTGGATTGGTTTAGGTAGAGGAGCATGGTTTTCGTAGATATGTAGAGGCTGTCGCATTCGGGGATTACATTGCCGATGTTGGCGCAAATTGGCGCGGATTTGGCGGTTGGCGGAAATGGATTGTCGCATTCCTTGTCGTAGTTGTTGAGAAAACTTTCCCATTCGTTATCTAAATCGTTTGACATTGTTAGTTAAGATTGTATATCCTATTTAAATGGTTTAAATAAATCAATTTTCCAAGGCCTATTCCTCCTCCTCCCGAAGGGAGGAAGGTGGAGGGCCGACCCCAAGGCCCATCACACCCAAAGGGGAGACCGAAGGGACCAAGGCCCATCACACCCAAAGGGGAGACCGTAGGGACCAAGACACATCACACCCAAAGGGTCTATGAAGTGAAGGGACCCTTGGAGGAGGCTCCCTTCGGGACCCCTTATCACCTTATTGACCAAACAATATAAAGTTTTTGATAAAACTCCTATAATGAACATCAACGAAGAGTCGCAGCCCTGGTGCGAAAAATACCGCCCCACCCAATTTGAAAACATCGTTCTGGACCCTTACAACAAAGAGATTTTCCTCAATATGTTGGAAAAGAAATATTTCCCCAATATCTTGCTCTACGGCCCTCCAGGTACGGGCAAGACCACCACCATCATCAACCTGATAAATGCATATCAGAAGTCTATGAAACACGTGAACCGCGGCCAAGTAATCCATTTAAACGCATCTGACGAGAGAGGCATTGACATTATTCGTTCTCAAATCTACCAATTCGTGAAAACAAAGAATCTCTTTGAAATCGGGTACAAGTTCGTCGTCCTGGATGAAGTGGATTATATGACAAAGAACGCGCAACAGGCGCTCAAATACTTGCTCCAGAGTTGCGACAAAAACGTAAAGTTTTTCCTCATTTGTAACTACATCAGTAAAATTGACTACTCCCTCCAACAAGAGTTCATCTGTATTCGGTTCAATCAACTCCCGCAACAACAAATCCACCATTTCATCCGCGACATTTGTTTGAAAGAGGGGCTCACGATTAGTGATACAAACATCCAGGCAATCCAACGACTGTATAACTCGGATATTCGCAGTATGATTAATTATGTCCAGCTCAACCAGCACCAAATCTCTTCAAAAAATACGTATCACATTATGAACAACGGGGTCTGGGAAAAAATGCTGGAATTGTTGTCGGCAAAAGACGAAAAGGCGGCAAAAGACGAAAAGGCGGTAAAAGACGAAAAGGCGGCAAAAGACGAAAAGGCGGTAAAAGACGAAAAGGCGGTAAAACAATATATCTTTCAAACGAGCATCCAGTATAACATTGATAAAAAACAGATGATTCGCGATTTCTACAACTATATTATTGTGAATCGTCCCGAATTATGCTCGTCGGATTTCTTGGACAATGTAGAGGTTGTCATACACAACACTGAATGCTCGGTGGGGGATTTGATTGATTATTTTGCGGCATACGGATTGGCATCATAAGAAAGTCTTCAGTCATTCGGTGGACTTAGGTCTTTGACCAAAAAGTCATTCGGTGGACTTAGGTCTTTGGACTTAGGTCTTTGACCAAAAAGTCATTCGGTGGACTTAGGTCATTCGTCCGAAACCATATAAAAATTACGCCACTTCCTATATAACTCCGATGCTCCCAATGACCGAACCCCGCTCCGGATATTTAGAACTCATTCTCGGCCCAATGTTTTCCGGCAAAACCACGCGACTTATTGAGCGATATCGTGCCTACACCTATATAGGCAAGCGGGTTATCACCATCAATTACTCGCTGGATACGCGATACAGTGATACGATGCTCTCGTCGCACGACCGCATTGAAATCCCGTGTATTTTCGCGGCGTCGCTAATAGATACAACCATGATGAATGCTGTGATGGACGCCGACGTGGTGCTTATCAATGAGGGCCAGTTTTTCCCCGATTTAGTGCCGGCGGTCAAACAGTTGGTGGAGGACCAGCGAAAAGACGTCTATGTGTGTGGTTTGGACGGGGATTTCCGGAGAGAGAGGTTCGGGACAATCCTGGATTTGGTGCCGTTTTGCGACCGCGTGGAGAAACTGGCGGCATTTTGTGCGGAATGCCGCAATGGAGTTCGCGCCATTTTCTCAGACCGAGTCACGGCGGAGTCGTCGCAAGTAGTTATCGGAAGCGATAATTACCGGCCATTGTGCCGAGGGTGCTATATGCGGCCGCGTTGATAAGGTGCGCTTATTTTGCGAAAGGTGCGCTTATTTTGCGAAAGGTGCGCCTACTTGGCGAAAGGTGCGCCTACTTGGCGAAAGCCACCCCATAACATCCTGTTGTTAGATTTGTATTAATATCAGTAATACCTGTCCATGTAGTTCCATTATTGGTTGAAATAACAGCTTTATTTCCAGAAAAATATGATCCATTTAACGCAATAGTATTGTTTACCACGTCTGTTGTATTTAATGTATAAATGCCACCTCCACCACCTGTTGCAATAAATGTAGATGTGCTACCAAAGTCAATTTTGTAAGCTCGGTTTGCACCACCACCACTTGGGTTCCACGTTCCAAATACTAAGGTTCCATTGCGATTATCTGATAATGTATATGCTATATCACTTGTTGGAGTAAAACCCTTTGAGGTAAAAGTGGATGTTGGAAGATTTGATGCGGAATAAAATAATTTACCATAATAGCCAACAAACCAGTTTGAACCGTTGTATAATACACTATATAGAGGGTCATTTGGTATTGTATTTGCAGCACTCCATGTAATACTGCCCACATTTGCAATTGAAACATTGGTGGATGCCATCACGTTATTGGTAGTACTACTTTGATTGGGTACTGCTACCCAGTAGCCGTTTCCAAAGGTAACCGCATTTGTAAGTTTGCTACCTGAATGAGGGGTGCCGCCATTTGACCAAGTAATACCGTCTGCCGATATTGCTACCGGGGGTCCATCCGATAAAACACCCGTAAATCCACTTGCCATAAAAACACCGTTACCAAATGCTAAACTTGAACAGTAAGTGCTAGTGGTTGTGTTTGGTATAATGCTACTTATACTGGTAGAAATAGATGACCATGTAATTCCATTTGTTGTATTAAATGATACTAACCTAGTGCCGTTTGACCCAACAACCACCCATAATGGCGCGGAGTTAACATTCCCGCAACATATTTGAAATCCATTGTTTATTGTGATTCCTGAAATAGTTCCAAATGTCCACGTAGCACCAAAGTCCGCGGATCTTCCAAAATTTGCGGATGTCCCCGCACCGATTGCTATAACATTTGTAGTTACTGCCGCCGCCGCCGCCGGTTTTTTAATACGCGCCAAAGAAGAAAACGAAGATATCATATTATACTATTCGGAAGTATTATTATTACTCGCGTTAAAACGAAGACCCCGCGTTTCAACGAACAATTTTGAATCGTTCCATCTTATAATATGGAACTATTTGAAAGCCATTTTAGCAATTTGCGCGGGAACTTGTTTTACGACCCTGCCACCAATAACTACGAGATGTTTTCCGAAAAGGGGACCAGCCACCACATCAACTACTTGACATTCAAGAAACTCTTTGAACAAATGGGGACGCCAAGGGAGCCCATCATCCTGGAATCGGGCATCGCCTCCCGCGGCACCCAGAGCACGTATCTTTTCAACGAGGTTGTACGCAAATATGGCGGGAGGTTTTGGTCGGTGGACAATGACCCGGAATTGGTTTCTAATCACCAGGGCAATATGTGCCCCGGAACCAAGCTTGTTCACAATGACAGCGTGGCGTTTTTCAAGGAATGGACTTCTACAAGTAGTTCTACAATCACTTATACAAGTGGTATACCGAAAGCCGATATCATTTATTTAGACAGTTATGACCTGGACTTCTATAACCCCGAGCCATCGGGGAAGCATGGTCTCGCCGAATATATGGCACTAAGGCCCGCCATTAAAAAGGACACACTGCTCCTCATTGACGACACACCAATCAATCCATATTGGTTGGATACGAGAGGCGCACTTTACAACAATATGCTGGATTATTATGGAATCTTTGGTATAATGCCGGGAAAGGGAATGTATGTGTTGGATGAAGTAAAAAACGCAGACAAGCTTATCCACAATTATCAGGTGTTGTATCGTTTTAGCGAGAGTCCGTATTAGTGGCTAAGGGTGAGCCGTTGGCTAAGGCACTGCCCGAGCCACCGGCTAAGGCACTGCCCGAGCCACCGGCTAAGGCACTGCCCGAGCCACCGGCTAATTCTAAGTTTTGCTTGCGTTCTTGACCACGGACTTCCTTGTACTGGTTGATAGAGGCTTCGTTGAGTCTAATTTCGTCTTCATTGGCGGCGAATTTTTTCTCACGGCTGAATGAACTTTTTTTTCCATACTTATTTGATTTGGCAGGAGTAGCGTCGTTATTTTTGGGCATTGTATTATATATCGTATTGTCTTTATATATTCTCTAATATATATAGCCGCATAATGGTAGCAAAAACCAGAGTAAAGAAACTACCACAGAAACGTGTGACACGAAAACAGAGAGGCGGCGACCCAATGATAGAAGTTATTATAGGCGACATAAACACCTTAAATAAACGAATTACTAAGAAATATACAGATGGTTCATCGTTTAAAACACAAATGATAGACCCATTTAACAAAATTGCGCTTGATATTAATCAAAAATTGAAAGATGACGTTTCTACAAAATACTTGGATAAATTGTCCAATACACTTAGTACATTTTTAAATTCAATTCGTTTAAACCAACGAATAATTGAATCCGCACCCGCGGATTCACATTCTTCGGGGTCATTGACCGATAAAGAGATGAATCCTACCCCAAAGGGGCGGATTCAATTCTTCACCGGTTTAAACCAAGCATCGTTAACTCAATTTTACCCAAACAGTTATTCGGTCGTAATTCCCCAAGAAATACAAGGGTTGTTAGAGGCAATTCGTGATAAAAAAGAATCTATGTCCAAGATTGAAGCAATTGCGATACAGCTAAAGGCTGAACAAGATGCTATGGCGCGGTTGAAAAAGGAACAACAAGATGCCGCGGCGCGGTTGAAAAAGGAACAGCAAGATACCGTGGCACGGTTGAAAAAGGAACAACAAGATGCTTCAACCCGGTTGAAAAAGGAAAAGACAATGATGGAGCAAAATGAAAGGGAACAAAAAGAAAGAGAACAAAAAGAAGCGAAGGTGCGCCAAGAAGAAGAAAAGACCCGACAAAAAGAAGAACATACGCGACAAGAAGAAGAGAGAAGGACCGCAAAGCTAGAAATAAAGAAGAAAAACATTGCTGAATTGGAGGAAAATGTACGTCTCAAAAAGGAACAACTGGAAAATGAAAAGATGAAAACAGAAGAATCTGACAGACGAACTTATTTATTTAGAACCGCCAAAGAAGAAGAAAAAAAGAAAAAAAACATCGTGTTTTTACAAAAACGCCTTGAAAAACGAGACTTAGAAGCAAAACAAGCCGAATTAATTGAACAATTTACTGTTGAAATCGCCAGCTTGTTTGACAATTTTTCAGGCATTTTTGCGCATCAATTTGAAGCATTACACGACCCAAAAACACTGGTTAGCATCATAAACAAAATATATCCGAATGTTGTTCACTATACTGAAAAAATAGATACACAAGATAAACAGGATGCGCAACTGTACAAATTATACTCTTTTCAGTTGTTCATATTAATTGGTATGTTGAATCGTTTTTTGAAAACAAGAGCCCCCGAGTTAAAACTGGTGATAAAAGGCGGCAAGGCCGCGCAAATGATTCTTTCACCCAAACCGACCCTAGATGTGAAGAGTGACGACATTGATGTGCTGGTTCAGCATCCAGATACGCTTTACGCAAAAATATTTTCGCAACATTTTGCTGCGTTTTTTGAACAACAAACCCGCGACAACGAGCATATATCTATATTATTGGCAAATCCAACAAATCCAAATGTTGTAAAAATCAGTTATATCACAAAGGATGATAAGTTTGTCGTGATTTCGGATATTGATTCTAAGCCACTTCCATATCCGGAGCTGTTTGAAATCATTGAAACTGGAAAATCCAAGGATGTAGTGATTGATGAGGATGGGGTAGAGACAGCATATCCGTTTCGCTTAACCTACTATCACCAAACCCGTGAATCGTTTTTGAAGGAAAAAAAATACTATCGTGATTTGTATTTGGGTCTGCCACCGAGTGATATAAACTTGCGGTTTGCCGAAAAAGCCAACGATTATTTGACCATGATGGCGCCGGAGGCGCCACCGCCGTCGCCAGAAAATATTATGCCTCCGTCGCCGCCGCCGTCGCCGAAATAATTATTTTGGGCTACTATATATTATGGCCGAAGAACCAGAACATGTGAGAATTGATATGACCCAAAATGATTCCTTAGAGGATTTAACCTTGAAAGAGGATTTAACCGTAGATGATGACTCTATGATAAAGGTCACCTCTATGGAAAACATTGAGTTGGGGCTTTCATCCATGATAAAAGAAGAGTCGTCCAGTAAAAAAGAAGAAGTAGTGGCAGTCGTAGATAATCAGGACACCAACCAGAAAATCGGCGTCGCCACTACTGTGGCCGTAGAGTTCTATCGTGCTCTCGTCGCTTCTTTCTTGATTCTCTTTGTTCCCCAGGATTGCGGCGGACACGTATGTTCATTTAGTGAAAATGCGCAAACTGGGCCCGACCCCCTCTATAATGCCGGGTTCGCCTTCAATTGTATTACGATGGCGGCATTCGCCGTTCTATACTATGCCGAGGTCCGCCGCGAAGGAAAACTGATTGCCTACTTGGACGTGAATCCCGCCAAACCATCCGACAATGCCGCGGTAGGGCTTGTTCTAGGCGAGCTGCCAAAATACTGTAGCGAGGCGATTCTCTATTATGATGGCCTCTATATCAAGGCCGGTTATACAGTGATTGTGTGCTTCGCCGTGAATACGGTGCTGTCTGGCCTGGTCGTCTACAAATACTACTTGGACGACAAGACGACGACCACCTACATCACCTCGGTCTTATTCGTTATCCAGAAGTTGATACAAGTCTATGCGACGTTGAAGACGGAGAAGAACGTGTTTTATTCGGCATATTTGAGCGGGAAAATCCAGTACAACGATGTAGACAAGGACAAGATGGAGAGGATTGGCAGTAAATAAGGGTCTTATCGGAAGCTAAACAATCCCATAAACCGGCGTTTTGCGGGCCCTTGGTCCGTCATTTTCGCCAATTCTTTGCGAAATATGCTGGGGTCTATTTCCATCGGCACCATTGTCCTTATTGCCGCCTTGTTCGGATGTTCCATCAAACATTGGGCGTATAACTCATAGGAAATCCCGTCTAGCACCCAGTGCCGGCGGTGAATGCTCAAATATCGGTGGTCTACCGACTTATGGCACATATGGCACAAGTAAAATACGAGCTCGGTAATGTAATTCACGTATTCCACCGACTCCTCTACGCCCTCTTCGTTGATTTTTTCAATCAGATGTGTGTATTCGCTTAACCGCATCTGAATGTCCGTGATTGGGGTAAAATAGATGCGTTCAAATGCCGCGGCATACGATTCCCACATCTTTGCGGATTTGTAATTGATATCGGCCTTCTCTCGCAACTTGAAAAAAGTATTCACCGTAGAGAGGACGAAAGTTGCGACCAAAATGTAGAATATCTGCGAATCCGTCAAGAATGTTGCGCTAGACCCGGTCTGGCCCGCGGTGAGTGCCGTGAAAAGCGTGATTGCGAAGTTGATGGGTGTGGATATGTAGTTCCAGAAGGCGGCGTTGAAATATTTCTTTTTCACTTGGACGCCGATACGCAAGTTGAGATTGTCTTGGACCACGAGCATAATTCCCCAGGTGGGAGAGAGGTTGTCAATCACGTAAGTTTGGTTGAGCCCCTCCGAACTGATGATGGAGATATTGTCATCACTTGTGGTCATTCCATTTTTGGGTATTCCATTTTTAGGTGTTCCATTTGTGGATGTGGCGACGGTTGGTCCATTTGTGGTCATTTCATTTTCAACCATTCTATTTTCAACCATTCCAGTTTCTTCATCGCTTTCTTGCTCAAACATCATATATTACTAGAACTTATTCTAGTAATAGATTTTATCCTCTATTTTTGGCCTCTATATTTATTGACCAGTGGATCCAAATCCGCCGCCGCTTCTCTGCGTTTCTTCGCCTAAACTACACTCGTTCTCCACCATTTCCACAACAATCGGCATCAATCCCGGCGCGCAAATCTGTACAAGACGGTCATATTGATTTACCCGAAACAACGTCTGTAATCCATCAAATGCCCCAATGATGTTTCCGCGATATCCAGAATCAATGATGCCAGTGCTATTGGCTAAGCGCAGCGGTATCTTGATAATGCTAGACCGGGGATGTAAATAGTATCCAGTGTTGTATACGGGATGGCCCCTCTCTACAATCTGGGCGGAACACTTTATGCCGAAATTGACCTTGGACATACCATATGGCATATCTTGGTCTACGGGCGCGAGCAAATCAAATCCGGCATCAATGTGTTGAATATCATTCATCATTTTGCGATTGTGGTTGTGAATGGCCTCGTAATAACGGTTGTATAACTCGGGATAGTTGGGGTCCACAAAAATGGTGAGGCGCGTGTATCGGGGATAAACAGCCAGCAGGTTTTGGTTCAACATGGGTTATAAACAAATATGCGTAATTTGTTTATATCTTTTCTATAATACCACGAATAATATACCGGTGAACATTTAAAACGGCACACCGCAGGTGTGCTTTGTTTAAAATCGTCACCGATACCGCACAATTGGAGATTTAAAACATGCTGGTTTAAATCTTCAACGGTGTAAATGTCCCGAATCTTCGTTCAAGAATCATCGGTCCATAATCGTCGTTCAAGAATCATCGGACTTTAACAGTCGCGAACATTCGCTTTATCCGCCCCGAATCTTGGTGGTGGTACATTTCATCATCTGCTGTGTAATCGGGTTCGCCGTCGGCTGGCAACTCACAGAGTACCCGATGCGCTCCTTAAACGTCGCCCCTGGACCCGGCACGCCATAGGCCAGAGCATTCGCGGTTTGTCGGCCATAAGCCGTCGTAAATGAGCTCGCCGAACTGGTAATCGTATCATACTTGAGGCGCGCTAAACGACTGCTTGCGTCCACGCTTCCCTGTGTTGCAAACTTGCTATTGCTTGGCTTGTAGTAGAGAGGCACATAAGGAGTACCAATCTGGGGCTTCTCAGCACCGTCAAAGTTTTGGTTGATTCCCACATTTGTAGCAGAAACGAATGGTCGTTGGTTAAAAATATTGTTCTCCGGTGTATCTCCTGTAGTACCCGGTGGATTGATTGGTTGTAAATTAAATGTACCGTCCCCGCCAGCATATGTTACAATTGTTATGAGAGCACCATTGACACTGTGATTACCATCGGCACCTGTGGGATAATATCCGGCATCCACGCCAATAATCTGTTGAAACACATTGGGCAAAATGGTGATAATCGGAACAACCGTATACGAAGTTAGAGATATACCATCCGCTGCCGTGTACAAGGTTGTTGGGAACACGTTTCTATTAACCGCCTTACACTGGATTTGGATACGGTCGGTTCGCACATTGTAGGCGAAGTTCATCGCAAATTCTTTTTGACCAGTTGTCCGATTGGTATAGTAATGATTATTAGATATCATAAAGTTTTGGAACTGGATAACAAACTCACCCAAGTCGTAGTTGCCGTCGGGAATTGTGACATTGTGGGATGAACCGTTAATCCATTGATAGGTGAAGAGAGGGGACACGGAGAACCCCTTGATGGTGACCTTGGCGCAATGGTTGAGTCCGGCAGGTGAGTAAATGTTTTTCAAACTCTTATTGGAACCTGGTTCCGCAGTGTCGTCGCCAAATCGCACATAACTATATTGGTTCTGCGCGATGGTCAAATTGCGACTGACTAAATATTCGTTGGACGAGGTATAATAACGGTCGTTGTTCTTGGAACTGACGGATACGCGCTTCACGTTTCCCGAACTGCGCACGCGGCGGCGAGCATCCGATGCCTTGCTACAAGCGACCGTGTTGCAAGAGGTCGTAGGCCTCTCTGATTTATTTACGGTGAGGCCAAACTCGGCTACCTCGGTGCTTCTTGTTTGATTGGTGGAACTTGTATTCACAATGGTGCCGCCGGGCGACATAAAATCGTCCAGACTAATAGAGGCGCGACTACAAACACTGGCGTTGGCGATTTCTTTACGATAATGCCGGATTGGTTGTGCTGCGTGTAAATTACTTTTTTGAATAATAGTTGAATTGGTATTTCGTTTTAATCCGGCAACAATTTGGTTAAATGTTTGTCCTTTCCACGAAATAAAGCGTCTTTCCATTTGCGCTGACATTATACATATCGCACAGAGAATAAATGTAGAGACTCTTTCCCTTCGGGATGGAGTCTCTAATCCGTTGATAATGTTGTTGTTTGGACTGGTTCGCTTAGTCGCTTCTCCCTTCGGATTAGTCGCTTCGCTTAACACATTTGGAATCCACTTCAAAGGTCGGTGTCTTCTCTTCTTGGGGAACAATGCGCAATAAACACTTTGCCTTCTTGCCATAGAGAGGCCGCGTACATCCGCTCTCTTTCTTAGCAGTAGCATTACGCCGTGTCTTTTTAATCTCAGGCACAACACATCTCGACCGAAAGTTCTCATAAGTATCACGCACTTCTTCATACGTGAGTCCCGACTTCTTATGGAGCATTTCATTGATGAGTTCATGTAGGTCAAAAATGTATTTGGAGAAGGTTTGGCGAGAGGCCATATGCGACATATTTAGGGGGAGTTTCTTGAAATTGAGTCTTAAGTTGGCGCGGCATTTGCCACACGGCAGCACATTGCGCAAACTGAGGACATAGGCGCGATAATTCACCTTGTCTTTCTGGGTTGGATTCACGGGATAGTTGAAACTCATCGTGTGGAGGAAATGCCACTGGCTCGGACCCCAAATGGTTGTCAGCATCCCGTCGTTGCTGTTGTAATCGTTTTCGCCATATGGCGATTTCTTTCGCGTGGCCATTTAGAATAGCATGATATATTTGGAGACACAAGGTTTCTTGTGTAAAGACGCCATGTAGAGAGGCCTAAATGTCCGCGCGTTGTTTCCATATTTAAAAGTATGTTTTAAAGTTATACAATGCCAACCGTAGTTGAAGTAATCACCACCTTTATTAGTCCGCAATATAAAAAGATATTAATTCTGTTTTTCATTGTCGTGTTCTCGGTCGCCGCTTATTATTTTTATCAAAAATGGAATATGCCCCAAGAAGATAAATATAAGGATATTTATCAGCCGAATGACCAGAGTACCAACGAGGCCGTGATTTATTTCTTTTTTGCGGACTGGTGCCCCCACTGTACCAAGGCGAAACCCGAGTGGACGTCATTTGCGAATGAGAAGGACGGCAAGCGAATCAACGGAGTCAAGTTGCGGTGTTCTATGGTGGATTGCTCGGACCCCGATAGTTCGGATTCCGCGGCCAAGATTGAGCAATATGACATCAAATCGTATCCTACCATCAAGCTTGTATACAAAGATAATACCTACGATTTTGACGCGAGTGTGACCAAGGAGCATTTGAATCAGTTTGTCGAGACGGTCATTGTTTAAAGCGGAGCGACCGTTTAAAGCGGAGCGACCAAATGCGGAGCGTGCTTCAGCTACGCGCATCTATCCATTGTCGCGCATCTTTGACACCCTTCTCTATTTCTCGCGCCCTCTTCTCGGGGCTTTCCACCAAATCCAGCATATGTGAAAAATCATCATAATCCACATTCAAACATATATCATTTTTGCGAACAATCAGCGTATCTTGTGTAGACATCAAAACCATATTCACCAAATACCCGATATATTCAAGAAGCCCCATATTCTCGGGAAATGGGCCCGACTTCAGCTTCATTCTTATCCCCAGAATGTGTTTTTCATCACATCCGTGGGCCAAACATTTAGCAATCGGGTAATTGGAATAAACCCCGCCATCCATAAATGTCTGGTCGGCATATTTGAACGGTTTGAACAAGATGGGCAGCGCCGAGGAAGCATATACGCCATCAATTACGCGCATATCCGGCCGCGTTTTATAAGACAACTCTTCCACTGTCGTGGTACCGAGATTGAGGCTGTAGAAATACAACTCTTTTCCGAATTGTTCGTAAAATTGTTGGAACGTGATATTGACATCGGCGTCTTTGCCTCTCAATAGAGGCGCATAGGTTTCGTAAAAAAAGTTGCCATCCAAGATTCCATTGTTGACAAAGCTGTCGTAGAAATTGATGGAATTGAAATGGAACAGCGCTTTCCAAGGCCGCGAAATCAAGTATTTATCAATGGTTTCCCAGGGATAATTTAGCGCAAGTATGAGCGCCAACATACTTCCAGCGGATGTGCCATAGAATGCGCGAACCGAATCGTATGCCCAGACGCCATGTTGTTCGGCCTCTCTGATTGCCCCATAGGCATTGAGTATTGCCGGTCCGCCGCCAGTAAGAATGATGTTTTGTATTGGGTCTTTTGTACCGTCCATTATAACAGGAATAAAAATATATTTCTATATATTTTTATGGTTTTGTCGTGAAAATAATTCCAACCTATGGAATATACATCAATCACAATATGTCTATTTTTTTATTTGACGAACAAGAAACCAAAGGCAAAATCAACATTGATGACCTCTATGAAAAACAGCAAAAGAAGGACCTGAAACAAGTGAGTATTTTCAACAAGATTCTGAACCGCATTCATAACAAGATTCGCATTACGGCGCGCAACCGAAATGGCGACAAGTTTATTTGGTTCACCGTGCCCGAATACATTTTCGGGGAACCCGTTTATCAACAGGCTGATTGTATTGCCTATTTAGTGGATAAATTGGAGGAGAACAAGTTCTATATTCGGTATATGCATCCCAATTCGCTGTTCGTGTCTTGGGCGCACATTGTGCCGGGGTATGTTAGAAGCGAGATTAAGAAGAAGATGGGGCTCATATTGGACGAATATGGGAATGTCATTGAAAAGGTAGAGGGGAGAGAAGATGTCAACTTGAATGAGAGGCTTATCAATACGCAACAAGCCGCGGAAGGGCCTCCAAAAAAGGTATTCACGCCGATTACCAATTACAAACCGACGGGGAAGTTTGTGTATGACCCGGCGCTTTTTGAAACCTTGGAGAAAAGGCTGGAATAAGGGACCTTTAGGACAGTCATTATCTCTTCTTTCTTGTCCCTCCCTTTGCCGACTTGATTTGTTTTGCCGTGTTATCCATGATTTTTTGTAGAGCCTTGTCTGATATCTTGGATTCTTTGATGGTCTGTACCAGTTGATTGATTGCCGCGGTTTGCTTTTCCGGTTTTAAGACAACGTCTTGATACGAGTTGCCGTTGGCAATCTCAACCGACGAGTTGCCGTTGGCAATCTCAACCGACGAGTTGGCAATCTTTTCACGAATGATTTGATTTAGCAATTGAGAAATGTTTCCGTCATATTCGGTGTAATTGCGCTTTGGTATTCGGGGTACATTTTCGTGGGTTTCTATGTATTCATTGATTTGGGGCTCTATGTCAGGCATTCTGGCACCTCCGCGCTGTGTCTTTTTTTGGTTAATAATATTTGCGATTTCATCACTTAATGCGTTTGTTATATCAGACGGTGTTGATAAAACCGCATTTTCTATCGGCTTAATCATGGCTGCAGTGGATACAGATGATGATTTTTCTTCCGGCAATACACCAGACTTAGCTTCTTCTCCAGTCTTAGCTTCTTCTCCAGTCTTAGCTTCTTCTTCCGGCAATACTTCTCTCAATCCAATCTTGGTTTGCGTCAGTTCCGTCGCCTTCTTGACAAACTCTTCCACAATTTTATTAATTTTATCTTTGCTTTCATTCGCGTTCTGGGGATTCGGCACAACTGCCCCAAGGTCTTTTGCTAGTCGGTCCTGTAAGGTTTTCATTGATTTCGTCACGTCATCCACCCCACTCACGATTTTCTTCAAATACCGCAATTCTTTCATATACGCCGGCATAACCACGTCGCTCATCTTGCTAGATAATTCTTTCAAGAATCCTTCGTCATGGTACAATACCTTGTCCATATTGTCTCCAAAAATCGTTTTAATATCGGTGTCTTCCAATTTGATGTTTTCTTTGAGAAACTTGGCAACGGAATCGGACAAAACCCCCTTTAATTGGTCAATCACAAGGTTCATTTATAATATAATTATACAAATATGTCGTACTTGCGAACTAACTAAAAAATTGAATTGTACGACCTAAATAGTTTTGGAAATCATATAGAACGAACGCGTTTAAATACCCAACGCCAAATCAATATAATTAATAATAATGGAATACCAAATTGAAGAAAAACGGGTTGCTAAACCACGAACAAAAAAAGTACACGCTCAATTATCAAAAACCGAAAAGTCCAAACTCTGGGATATATTGGACGCCGATGTTGGAAAGAAGAAAATCACGATTGGTCAAGAAACGCCAATGACGCTTGATAGCCCATTGACCATTTGCCGCTTGTGCGATTCCGCATTGTTGATGCGCGACGACGGATTCCCCACTTGTACCAATGTCTCGTGCGGTCTCATTTGCCGCGATGTGGTGGATTACAACGCCGAATGGCGCTTCTACGGCGCCGACGACAAGAGTTCCACGGACCCGACTCGTTGTGGCAATCCGATAAACCCCCTGCTCCAGGAATCGTCGCTCGGGTGTAAGGTGCTTTATTCGGGCAATTCCTCCTACGAAATGCGCAAAATCGGCAAATGGACCGAGTGGCAGTCCATCCCCCATCGGGAAAAGTCGCTCTATTCGGAGTTCTCGTATATCACGATGATGGCGCAAATCGCGGGTATTCCTAAAATCATCGTGGATGATGCGTTGGCGATTCATAAAGACATCTCGGAGCAAAAGATGTTCCGAGGGTGTAATCGCGACGGAATCAAGGCGGCGTCCATCTACATCGCGTGTCGGCAAAATGGGTGTATCCGCACGTCCCACGAAATCGCGGAGATGTTTCATTTAGACAATGCGTCGGCGACTCACGGGTGTAGTTTGGCGCTGGATATTTTGAACACTGTGGAGCGAAACGGGGGCGGCGAACAGACGAATCTGGGGGTCACGCTGCCGAGCGCGTTTATTGAGCGCTATTGCTCCAAGCTGAATATTGGAAAGGAACACATGATGCTGGGGAAGTTTATATCGTCGCGGGTAGAAAAAATGAACCTGATTCCGGACAATACGCCGTATTCCATTGCGGCGGGTATCATCTATTTTGTGTGCCAGTTTTATGGGTTGGAACACTCCAAATCGGATATCGCGATTGTGTGTAAGGTCAGCGAGGTGACAATCAGCAAATGTTGTAAGAAGCTGGAAGATAGGAAGGCCGATTTGGTTCCTGCGCGATTGCTGGCGACCAACAAGTAAGGCGACCAACAAGTGATGCGACCAACAAAACAAGTAAGGAATGAAAATATATAATATTTTTTGATTATATATTTAAATGTCTGATGAAGAACAAATTGGTATCACAATTGATGAAATAATGCCGGACGAGGTGCCCGTAGCGCCTTCGGTGCCCGTTGCGCCTTCGATACCTTCGGTGCCTAAGCTCATATTCGTAATACCTTATCGCGACCGCAAAGAACATTTAGAGCAGTTTCGCCGGCATATGAAAGTGGTGTTAGAAGATATGAACCCCAGCGAATACCGAATTTTAATTATCCATCAACGCGACACACGCAGTTTCAATCGCGGTGCTATGAAAAACATCGGGTTTATCCGCGCTTCGCGAATGTATCCCAACGATTACCGCAATATGACTTTTGTTTTCAACGACGTGGATTGTATGCCAATGCGCAAAAATATGTGGGACTACACAACCAAACAAGGCGTGGTAAAACATTTCTACGGATTCAATTACACATTGGGCGGCATCGTATGTATCACCGGCGCCGATTATGAGAGGATTGGCGGATTCCCCAATTACTGGGGGTGGGGATACGAAGACAATGAGCTTCAAAAACGCGTGGAAAAGGCCAAGATTCAAATTGACCGAAGCATTTTTTTTGAGACGAACGATATGACAAATATCATACAATTGAGCCATGGACTTACGCGGGTTATGAACCGTAACGATTTTGAACGGTTCACCACTGGAAAAGTGGAAAATATATATACGATTATGAAGTTGGAATATACAGATGAACCCAGTATCAATATTGTAGATGCGATTGATATTGAATATGTAAATGTTTGGTTGTTTCAAACGGGGTACGAAGAAGTGAAATCAGAGAGGTTTGTGTATAATTTGAAAAACGGGAATCGGCCGATTGTGAGCTTTAAGCGCAAGAATGGGAACCCGCAAATGTTGATGAAGTTTATATAGATTCTACACAGTTTTACTGATTCTACACAGTTTTCCGGACGGTTCTTTTCTTAGATCGCTTGGACCGTTTGGCGCGCGTTTTTGGACCGCCATCCGCCGCCGATGGCACGTGTTCTGGTGTTTTGGTCAACGACAAGGATTTGGGTAACGACAGCGACTTGGACATTAATCTTACTACGACGGCTTCCTTGGCATCTTTTACAATATTTATCTTTTTTAGCTTGATTATTTTTGCGGCCTTTCCTTCTTGGCAATGATTCGCGCCAACGGCATTCCGACTTACAATAAGCATTTGTGCCGAGGCAGTCGCAGGAATCACTTCAAACTCAGTCGGAATAATTTCAAAATATTGGCTTTTAGATTTTATCATCGCGACCACTTCTTTTAATAAAACAAAGTCGGATAAAACGCCGACGAGATAACTCGCCGAAAAAAGCGGTTTGTCCATATGAACATTATTTTTACCTATAAAAAGAGCGTGAGGAAGCACTTGCTTACACGGATAATATATGTAGTCTTTCTTTGCGCTTTGTTTTAAATAATGGCTTTTAATATCGTTTCCATTCATTGCATAAAAATCACCGGCTAATTTGATAACTTTATTTTGAGGGTCTTCTTTCAAAAACTCTTCAATATTTACATGTTCCATATTTACAAAGTCTTCTGCCAACTTCGGTATTTTTTTCCGATTTACTGGGACAATATCAAGGGTAAAAGGGGTCTCCTTGGCATCCATAATATCGGTTAATAATTGTATCACAATTTTATCATCGTTGTTTTCTGCATAAGCTAACGCATTCATTCCTTCTACATTTTCTACAGTAATATCGGTACCGAGGATGAGAAGCATTTTAATTATTTCTAAATGACTATTATTTTTATTTGAATGACACGCGATGGTTAATAACGTATCTTCATAACCAGTTTTTGCGTTCCAGTCAGAACCCACATTAATTAAATATTCCACTACACTTGTATGGCCCCTGCTAACGGCAAGATGTAGGGCACTCCTATTGCCTTTTGACTCTACCTGGTGAATATTTGCTCCGTTTTCTACTAAATATTCAATAATGGGTAAATATCCAAAATAAGTTGCCATATACAATGGGGTTTCATCGGACGAGTTTTTAATATTTACGATGGTCGGATGTTCCTCTACTAGGGCTTTTACGCGATTTATATCATTGTTCATAATTGCCTTTTTAATATCATTAAAACTCATATTGCTAGTATATTGTTATACTAGAAATATATAGCGTTGGTCCCGTAGGGACCTTCGGACTGCGATGCTTCCCTGTTGGGACCCTATGGGTAAGCGCCCGTATGGTCGCGACTCCCGTAGGGAAACCCTTCGGACTGCGATGCTCCCGTAGGGAGTCGCCTTTTTCAAGACTTTGGTCGCATCTGCGATGCTTAAAAGAAGACAGGCTTGCCATTCTTGTACACACCTACTTCAAGAGAAATGTCGCCATTCTCATCTGCCTCATAGATGGGACCGTCCTTTTCATTCTGGACATAATAGGTCTTTCCCTTGATGACAACTTCATAGACCTCGGCTTCCTCTTCTTCTGCCTCGGCCTCTTCTTCTGCCTCGGCCTCTTCTTCTACCTCTTCTTCTTCTACCTCTTCTTCTGCCTCTTCTTCTTCTTCTTCTTCTTCTACGACTTCTTCTTCTTCTTCTTGGTCGTCTGCGACTTCTTCCTCTTCTACGACTTCTTCTTCAGCTTCTTCCTCTTCTTGGTCGTCTGCGACTTCTTCCTCTTCAGCCTCTTCCTCTACTACAGCTTCCTCTTCTACAGCTTCTTCCTCTTCTTGGTCGTCTTCAGCCTCCTCTTCTACAACCTCATCCACGACAACGACCTCTTGAACAACATCCACGACAACTTCCTCTTTTAAAACCTCTTTCTTTATGGTTATAGGCAAAGGCTTTTCCTCAATTGTCATAACGATTGGTTCATCGTCGTCGTCAGAAACCAAATCAACCACATGATTGGTCTTCTTACTAACCTTGTAATTCTTGTATAAACCCTTATACTTGATGACCTTGTTGGAAAGACGACGATTCTTTGATTCCAAATATTCAATCGTGGCATTCAAGTAATGAACGCGTTCGTCTAGTAAATGGTTTTTTTCAAGCAACTGCTTGAAACAAGGTAATTCCATCAAAATGTTGTTTGTTTGTTGTAAATCTGCGTATGCCTGCATTGGATACAAATAAACGACCTTTGCTTTTATTATGTTTTAAAAACTATTCAACTAGAGGAACCCAGGTTCCTCTATAACTCCTCCTATTATAAGGATAATCAGACAACTAATAAGAAGGCATATGAACAAATTACTAAGATGTCCACTATATTCCGTTCCTCTAGAGGAGGAGTCATAGAGGAACCCTAGGTTCCTCTAACTTAGTACCCCCATCTCCGAAAGTACGCTCCAAATTCTATATCAAATATGTGTTGTCGGAACATCTGTTGAACAAAGAAAAACGACAGCTGGCACAATATACCCGTCCTACAAATATGCGCCCACCACACCTCTCCCATCGCCCTACAAACCTGATTGTTCCGCCGTATAATAAACCCCGTCGCAAAATGGATGTCGTCTGTATCTTTCAATCCACTCTCTACTTGTTCCCGAATATATTCGCAATAAACGTCTGCCTTTTCCGCGTATCTCGGTTGTAGCGATGCCTCTCTCCATTCGCTGTAGGCGGATGGTGGCCACGTCTTGCTAATAAAGGGGTGTCGCGCCATACACACGTGATACGAACTGTATTTCACCATATTGGTCGCAAGGGTTACCACGTCGTCGCCGTTTAATGCCAGTGCGCTGTCAAAATAGCAGGTCGCGGCGTAGGGTCGCAATTCCGGCAACATGTGGGGGCACGACTTCACCCATTTGGCGAGCATCACCGAGTCCAGGCCGGACTTCTCTAGGCGGACTGGAATCCATCCGGTGTTTGTCAGCGTATCCAGTGTCCTCTCATTATTGGTGTAGTAATAACACGGATGAGTGTGAGACGGCACGGGTGGTATGAAATTGCGCTCGTTGTTGTCGGCGCCGAAAAAACACGTATAAAACGCCAGCATTCCTCTGTGAATAATACAAATCATTTGTGTTTGTATTATTTTGCTTGTCGCATTACTTTGCTTATCGTAATACTTTCACTTTGGACCATTTTGGCGGAAACAAATCGCCTACATATAGCTGACCCATCTTCGGCCCAAACCACACGTCGGGATAACAGACCACCTTATTCGGGTTCGGGTTCAAATAGGCCCCCCACCAACTGTACGAACTGTTGGCGATGATATTGTGCTGGCAGTTGCTCATTATCAGCATTTGTTCCCAGTCCGCGTTCTTGGAAGAGCACGCGCGGAAAAAGACAGAGGGAAACTGAGTGGCTAGTATTTGGACCGAGATATTCACGCGGTCTAGGTCGGCCTCTTCAAAGAAATACACCACTTGTAGAATCCGTGTAGAGGTTTTTGTAATAATATGGTTAAGCGCATTGATGTAATAGGTGATGGGCATCACGGGATGACAATCCTGTTTTTGGGCGTAGTCTCCGATGCGGAAATGGAGGGAAACCGAGGGCAACACTTTATCCTGGATCTTATATGCCATTTGTTTTTCGCGAATGCCGGCGCGTAGCGCCAACTCTTCAAAATGCTCGGCAAAATAGAGGTAGGACTGGAAATATCCGTAGAGACAGGCACTCAGAGGTGAGCAAGCATTTAATTGTGGGACAATAGAGGGGTCATAATTAAACCCGTTTTCGCGAATGGTGCGCTGGACAATCAACGACGGGGTAATTGGTGAGCAACGGTTGCCGCCGACAATGTGGTCGGTTTTCAATTGGTTCAAAAAGGAGGTCCAATAAGTGGGACGATGAACGCCGGTTGTGAGCACGTCGGAGTGTTTGAGCACATAGGGGCGACCTGTTTTTTTTGAAATGGCGAGCAACGTGAATATTTGAAACAACTGGTTTCCGAGGCCGCCCATGAGGAAACACGTGATGAAATCGTCGGACATAGGTGTTTATAAAGGATATTTCTATATGTTATCTAGAAAATTGATTTGTTTTATTTGGAACGGATGAGATTCAAATAAAAAGATGACGTCATACACTGAAAATACACGGGTACCCCTTGTTTTGGCTCGGGATAACCCCCTTGCTCGGTCGGACGTAAACGTCCTTGCTCCGGGTCGGGATAACTCCCTTGAAAAAAGATATGTTGAATCGTTGGATGAGCTAGACCGAATTGCGCTAAATGTTGCTAGGAGTACGCTAGGGTCGCTTTTTAGCTTGGAGAAGTCAAATCACTATATGGAATGGAAAAGAATGGAGTTCGACCGAAGTGCCAATGCGGGACCACAAAATGCTTAATTATTACAATAAGTAATCATTAAGTATATTCAGCAGTCGCGCTACACACCTACAACAAGTAATCACTAAGCACGTAAGTGCGACTGTGCTTACTACAGGCAAAAATAAAGCCAGGTCGCACAGCCGAACTACGTTCTTAGTGCGACTATGTTTAATAATTGCTTACAATAAGTAATCACGAATAGGTGTGTGCTTACAACAAGCAAACGTAAAGCGCATTCGCACTTCGTGCTTATCGCTTTATGCGAATGCTTACAATAAGTAATCACGAATCCCAGCAATAATATTGGACCCTAATTTGCGTTTTTTTCCACTAGATTCCAGGACAATGTTGTCTAAGTAAGCGGGCTCTGCCCGCAAGTGGTCCAGGAACGCAGCAAAAGTGGCAAAGGGTCGCATAATTTCCCCCGAGATGGTGGAACTGATTCCCGGGATTTGCATCAACATCAGCTGACCAATGTTGTCGCGAGTAATGTTGGCCTTCTTTGCGACTTTCACCACCGAGCAATAATCTTGGGTCGTCGCTGTTTGTGCCGGTTCTGGATTTGGAGCGGGTGTTTCAACTACGTTTCCGTTACCGGTCTCTACATTCAAGGGTGCGTTTGTTACAGAAACGGTCGTCCCTTTCGCCAGTTCGCGCGCTATCTTGTCCGCGGTGATTTCTATGTACTGCGCCGTCTCCGCCAACGACATCGTGCGTGTTACCGAGAACCCCTTGAAATAGTTCAGAGAGGCCATACACGCAAAAACCAGTTTTTTATCATGGTCTCGCACAGGTCCCTCTATCAAGTACACAATATTATGTCGGTTGGGGAAACAATTGCCGAGGCGATACGACTGCTCCGCGTAGCGGCCATCCTTCACACTGGCAAGCAAATCCGATACCGACTTTCGTTCTATTATTTGGTATGTGATGGATTCGTCGTCGTTGGTGAAAAGGATGTCCCCGAGAGGGATGACGCGTTTTTCAATGGTTTGTTTTGGGGTATCTTTTGTTAGTAATCCGTACAATGCTGACTCGCGTTCATCCACAATGATTTTCATTTTGTAAAGAGAGGAGGACATTGTCTTTATGCTCGTATATAGACAATGAATATGCGACACCATTTCAAGACCGGTATAAAGGACCCTCTATTCGTACTGTGGTTTGAGAGCATCTGGAACCTCGCTCGGCGGCAATGGCCCCGCGCCATAAACATCCGGCAAATACGATGTCTTCGGCGTAAAATACATCGGCTTGCTCACATATCTATCAATGTAGTTGCCCACGCGCACGGCGTTTTCCGTCGTCTGGACTCCGCCCCAATTTTTGTCCATCGGGTTCTCACTAATCGTCTTACCCACCGAGGTGCTGTCGTGGATGGCATCCACATCTGTGTACTCTCCAATATGTAGGCCATATGGGTCAAATCCGGCGAATTGCCCCTTGTTATACGGACCATCGTCTCTACTGGAATCAATGACTTTGATGGGTTTTCCGCCGATTTGTGTGATAGAGGACGCGGCCGTTTCGGGCACGCCTGCCTGTAAATCAAACGGACTCGGACGCATACGATACACTTCGGTGCCTTGGGTCGTGGTCTCGTATTGTAAAAAGAGCACTGGGCACTTGATGCCACGCCTGCGCTGAATCTCTAAATAGTTGATGTATTCGTCCAAGTTGTAAAAGGGGATGGGGTCCGCATCGGGGGTCTTGGTATTGTACAGGAGAAGAGAGGTGCCTTTGCGAACCAGCAAATCGGGACAACTTTGTGCCTTTTCTTGTGTCTTATCGCCCGTGAATAACTCCTTCTTTTTACTATCAAATGACAAACAAAAATAAAGTCCCGCGAAAAAAGACACGACCGAGAATCCTAAAAGTGTTGCTTTGCGGTCAAATAACATTATGGTTGTCTAATATATTATCCGGCTATAAATATATACTACTATGAAACCAATGGTTGTTGGGCGAATCCACGCGTTATGGTGCGGTCATTGTAAAAATCTGGAACCCGAATGGGCGAAGATGAAGAAGCTGCTTGTTGGAGGAGCAAAAAAATACAAGTTTGTTTCCATTGAACAAACCAATGAAGGTCCCCATTTAGAACGTTTGAACAAGCATCTGGGGATTGTAGAGGAGGAAAAGAAGGTGAAGTTGAATGGCGGTTACCCTACAATATTCAAGGCGCTTGATGGTCGGGTTGAATACTATGAAGGCCCTAGAACGGCGGATAAACTGGCGGAATGGGTCGGCAAAGTTGTTCCGGGTGGGACAAAGAAGAGACGGACGAGTCAAAAGAAGCGGAATTCAAAGACCCGAAGACGAAACTAACTTGTTACACCTTATAACGAGTTTTCTACACCCTACAAAATACTATTGTACGTAATAGTATTATGAAAAACCAACCGGTCCGCTTAGCACTTCCAGTAAGTGGATCCACTGTTTCCAGAACCAATGGGGCGACCAGCGCAGGCAACACGACCTCTGGTGGTGTTCATGCATCCGAGTGTCATACACTTGCCAGGCTTGCTTCCATGGGCGACACTGGTCCATGAATCAATGCCAACGGACGACCACAAACCCGCCTTCTTGTTTCCTCCACCACTATTTCGGTTTGTTGTGCTGGTAGCATTTCTTGCTCTTGATGATGCGTTGTACAAAGGCATATTTATATATATGGACCAAAGATATTATTCTTATTATGTCTTTCAGCGTATACCGCGCTTAAAAAATTGATTATTATAGCGTGGGGGGATTTGTAAATAAATCAAAACTATATAGACACTAAATGCTACTAAATATATACCCACAATGTCCCTAAAACACCTTTTCAATTCGGATGATGATATTCGCATTGAAAAAAACAAAAACGGTGAAGATGTCTATGTGTTTGACCCGTACAATCCTCTAAATAAGGAAATCGGCGAAGAAGACGTCCGCCAAATATTGGCGACCTATGGCATCCATTTGCCCATCCGGAATATAGTTTTGTACCGCCGTGCCTTCATCAACAAGTCCTATTGTCGCCGACCCGAGCTGGAAAACGCGCAAAACAATGTAGTCATTGTGCCTAAACCCGACAATTGCCTGCCCCTCCATACAAAATCCAACGAACGCCTGGAGTTCATCGGGGATGGCTATTTGGAATTATGTACCAAGTTCATTTTGTACAATCGTTTTCCTAAAGCCGCCGAAGGATTTATGACCGAGAAGAAAATCGCCCTTGTCAAGAACGAGGCGATTGGCCGAATTGCCCACGAAATGGGCCTACATAAATGGGTAGTACTTTCTAAGCACGCGGAGTCCAAAGATACGCGGACCAATATGAAAAAACTGGGATGTTTGTTTGAAGCGTTTTTGGGTGCGATTGCGCTGGACTTTAACCAGATGACCGTCGTGGATGAGGCGGGGCTCTATGCCAACACGTTTCTGTCGGGGCCGGGGTTCCAGATGGCGCAAATATTTATGGAGAACGTGTTCAATAAGCATGTGAATTGGATGGAGCTAATCATGAACGACGACAATTATAAGAACATCTTACAAGTGCGCATCCAGAAGGAGTTCAAGGTGACGCCGGAATACATTGAGATGTCGGAGCAGCACCCGGACAAGGGATACCATATGGGGGTGTATTTATGCTTAGGGCAGCCGGTATTTGGACTCCAACACCGAGACTCTGTGCCGATAACGTCGTTTGCGGGGGGTCGCAGGTTCGCGGAAATCCACGAATATATGTCGCGCCAGTCGAGGGGGTTCATCTTCTTGGGGGAGGGATATCACAAGATAAAGAAAAAAGCAGAGCAGATTGCGTGCCAGATGGCGTTGCGGAACATTGATGCTTAAAGTGAAACGACTCTTAAAGCTTCGCTTAAAGCAACCAAGTCTATTTCTTATTTGCCGCGGCGATTGCAGCCTGCTTGTTCCCTCCATCATAGGGTATCGCATGTCCTTGTTCCAGCATCCATTTATTCATACATTCGTCGCCTAAATAGACGTTCGCCAACAGTCGGCCGTATTTCTCCGTGGTCACGTCGCGCAGCTGGACGGTGTGGTTTAATATCCGGGCAGAGAGAGCATCGCGCGCCTTTATCGCGCGGTCTTTCTCGGAACCTCTCATTTCAGCGGTGTCTATGCCAAGGAGACGCACCGAAAACCGATAATACTCGGAGTCTTTGTAAGGCAGTTTCGCTACAATCGTGATGGTGTCGCCGTCATACACTTTAACGACACGACCTTCCGTGATTTGAGGCACGAATGGCTTGGCATCGGCGAAGGTGTCTTCTGAAATTGTAGTACAAGCGCAAAATATGTTTCCCATTTTTTATTTAAAATAACTTTGTAGTTAGTTTAAATATTCAATTTTTCAAGAAATAACATTATAACCACCTAAATAATATTTCTACATATATTATAAGGTTTGGAATGAACAAGAAGGACATTTTAAAACAATTGGAAACAACCAATGAGGCACATAAAAAGCAAAAACGTGTAATTCGGATTGGTGATAAAAACGCGCAACAAATAGAGGGACCCCATCCGGTGTTTGTTGAGGAATCCGAAGATAAAGGTGAACCTCAGGAAAAGCTTGCGATAAAGCCCAGCAAGTATATTGTTGACAGTCGCATGGGTTTCTTTGACCGAAGTCTGGCAATAGACCGAATCCAAAAGATGATGAAAGGAGAAGAGGTTGTCAATTTAGACAAAAATGCTATTGTTGGGAAGAAAGAAAGTGTTATCAAGAACATAAAAGCTCAGGAAGAAGAGGTCAAAGAAGTAAAGGTTCCCGGAGAAATAGTTCTTGAAGAAGAGGGTTCTCCAAAAGTTCCTATAGAAGAAGAAGTAAAGGTTCCCGTAGAAGAAGAGGAAGAAAAGGTTCCTGGAGAAGAAAAAAAGGACGCTAAAAACCCGAAAGTAAAAGTTTCAGAAGAAATAGTTCAAGAAAAGGACGCTAAAAAACCAGAAGAAAAAGTCCCAGAAGAAAAAGTCCCAGAAGAAAAAGTCCCAGAAGAAAAAGTCCCAGAAGAACAAGTCCCAGGAGAAAAGAAGAAGCGCGTATCCAAACGCCAACCCAAAGAGGTCATCGCCGCTGATATCCCCCGAGGCCAACTCGTAATCACCGACAAAGTCGTTTCTGACCGCGTCCCCAAAAGGAAGAGCTACGTGCGCAAAATCAGTCCCTACTACATGTACAATCGCCGAATTTTCGTTCAGAAGCTGGGTCCTCTCTTCAAATCCCACGCTGACGAAATCGCGGCGGTCGTGGATGAAGATGTCAGCTGCGACAACCGCACATCTAAAAACTTTGACCTACTCACTCACCAAAAGGTTGTCACCGATTATTTGAATACTTATACGCCTTATCGCGGCCTCCTCATCTACCACGGTCTCGGCTCTGGCAAAACGTGTACCTCCATTGCCATCGCCGAGGGAATGAAGACCGACAAAGAAATCGTCGTTATGACCCCCGCCTCTCTCAAGGTCAATTTCTTCAGCGAACTCAAGAAATGCGGCGACGACATTTACCGCCGAAAACAACACTGGGTGAAACAACTGGCGAAGACGCAGTCCGAAGCCGACATTATCGGTCGCGCCCTCGCATTGGACCCCGACGTCATCCAGCGCAAAGGTGTGTGGCTCATGAATACCAAATTGGAGTCCAACTTTGACACCTTGTCCAGCGCCGAACAGGCCGAGATTGACCAACAATTGGACCAGATGATTCGCGCGAAATACCAGGACATCAATTACAACGGTATGAATGTGAATATTATGAAACGCATTACCAAGGAATACACCATCAATCCGTTTGACAACAAGGTGGTCATCGTGGATGAGGCCCACAATTTCATCAGTCGTATTATGAACAAGCTGAAAGACCCCGATTCCATTTCGTATCGCCTCTATGAATACTTGATGAGCGCCACGAATGCCAAGGTCGTGTTCTTATCGGGAACCCCCATCATCAATTATCCCAACGAAATCGGGATTATGTTCAATATGCTCCACGGATACATCAAGACGTGGAAGTTCCCCATCACTGTAAAGACGGAATCCAAAACGGACAAGGAATCCATTATGCGCCTCTTCCGCAAAGAGAGGATAACCACATATGATTATTTGGAATACTCGGGGAGCGAGCTCACAATTACTCGTAACCCATATGGGTTTGTGAATGTACAAAAACGGACGGCCAAGGAGGGCGACGACGAGATGACCGCCTACGGCGGCGTACAATTGGACCCCGCTGGAAATGTCAGTGACGCGGAGTTTGAGAAACGGGTGATAGAGGTTCTCGGCCGCGCGGGTTTAGAAGTGTCGCGCAAGGGTATTTCCGTGATAAACCACAAATCGCTGCCGGATGATACAGAGACGTTTCTCAAGATGTTTGTGGACCCCGAAACGGGCAATTTGAACAACGCCGATTTGTTGAAACGCCGTATCTTGGGCCTCACCTCCTATTTCCGCAGTGCGCAAGAACAACTGTTGCCGAAATATGAGAAGGCCACCGATTTCCAGGAAATCCGCGTAGAAATGAGCGACTACCAATTGATGAAATACTCGGAGGTGCGTAATGATGAGAGGGAGCGCGACAAGAAAAAGAACCAGAAAAAACGGGGGAAAAACATAGCGGGGGAGGACACATTTCAGGTGTCGTCTTCGTATCGTATTTTCTCGCGCGAACTCTGTAATTTCGTTTTCCCCGAGATGGTGGAGCGCCCCGGTATGCTGAAAAAGGCCGACTTTGCTGCTTTATTCGGTAAATTGGACGCTATGATGGGTAAGGAAAAAGAAGCCGATTTTGAAACCCATGTCGCCGCGGCGGAAGAGACCGCCGACTCCGAGAAGGCGGCAGAGGCATTGGCTAAGCTGATGGAGAACGGCGACGCCGTCTTGAGCAAAGAAGGTCTCGCCAAATACAGCCCCAAGTTCCTAAATATATTGGAAAACATAGAGGACCCCGAGAACGTCGGCCTCCATCTCCTCTATAGTCAATTTCGCACATTGGAAGGCATCGGAATTTTGAAAGTCATCTTGGAATACCACGGGTTCCAGGAACTCAAAATGGTGAAAACCGCGGCGGGTGAATGGGATATCGGCAGTTTGGAGCCGGGGAAACAGAGGTTTGTCCTCTATACAGGCACGGAGACGCCGGAAGAGAAGGAGATTCTGCGCCATATTTACAACAGCAATTGGGACCAAATCTCGCCCTCTCTGCGCGAGAGGCTAGAACTGATTTCGCCGAACAATTATTTGGGTGAAATTGTGAAAGTGTTTATGATTACGGCGTCGGGCGCCGAAGGCATCAATTTAGAAAACACGCGGTTTGTACATATTACGGAGCCTTATTGGCACGCCACGCGTTTGGAACAAGTAATTGGTCGCGCGCGCCGTATTTGTAGTCACAAGAATCTGCCGGAAGAACTGCGAACCATCCACGTGTTTATGTATTTGTCGGTGATGTCCGAGGCGCAAAAGAATAGTCGCGACAATTTGTTGCTGGTTACGCAGGATTTGAGTCGGCTTGACAATGAGACGCCGATTACTACGGACGAATATTTGTATGAGATTTCCAATGTGAAGGAGTCGGTCAATCGCCAGATTTTGATGGCGGTGAAGGAGACTGCGGTGGATTGCTCGCTTTACAAGAACACGGAGAACCTGGTGTGCTATGGCGCACAAGTGGTGCGGTCCAATGAGTTCGCGTCCGTCCCCGAATTGATGAACGATTCGTCGCAGAAAACCGACCTGAATTTCAAGACGAAAAAGAAGAAGTTGGTAGAGGCGACCGTTGCGGGTACAAAATATTTGTACAATAATGAAACGGGTGAGCTGTACGACCAGGCAACGTTGAAACCGGCGGGGAAGAAGGTGGTCGTGGAGAATGGCAAGGTGAGGATTGTTGCTTTATAAATGAGACTCTACACCCTTTCGCATCTTCACCGGTATATATTTTTACATGTTCTTATAACATGTAAAAAACTTCATCCGTATATGGTATAGATGGCGGAAGAAGAATTACATTCATATCAAGTCGCCGGGATTGATAATATAGAGGATGGTTCCGGAATAAATAGCATAGAAATAGATGGTGTTAGAACCCCTATTTTACCGATGATTTTTATAAATACACACGCCGAACATAGAGTACGTAGATGGTTAGGGGCATTGAATGACAATCATTTTATGGGGTGTGGTCTAAATGTGTTGGCTTTTACGGGAATCATGTCCAGAGGCGAGGCCGAACAAGAATTGTTACAAATAGACCGCGTCAATGGATTATCTATTGATACAGTTGTGGATAAGTTCAATGCTCTTTTTCAGGAACAAGAATATAACAGAACGGTGGTTTCTCATTCAACGCCGATTTATGCGCGAGAACAATTAGAAGAACGGTTTGCTTACTTTGATTCTATATTGTTGCCGGATTCGTATTTGATAGTGAGGTATGGGCGTCACGATGACCCCAGCCGGAGACCGCGAAACGTTCAACCAGACCCGCGGTTGTATTTCAACCCGGAATACGCACGGCGGTATCACGGCAACATTCCAATGTCGGATGGGCATTATGTATTAGTTGCTAAAAACGCAACGGGTGAATTAGTTACAATTGACCCGCATATGTCACAATCACGTGAATATAGTGGCAGTGTCAGTGATAATTTTTGGGATGTTTGGCATAACGTGAATGGATATGTTAGCATAGATATACTGAAATGCTATGAGACGTCCTCGGAAAAAAGTGGTGGTGGTATCAAAAATGGAGTGTACATTGTACCCAAGAAAATTATGAAACAGTTTACGAAAGAAATATTGGGGTGCGAAGATTCGCGTAAGTCTTCTAAGAAAAAGAAAGGGTCAACGCGCGCCAAAACAGTTTATGGAGGGAGAAAAACTAGAAAATTGAAAACAAAACGAGCCCCAGTATTGAATCCAATTTGAAAATGGACACTTTATATACGATTGGAACACATATGATTGGTTGGATGACAGTAAAAGTCATTGAAATAAGTGTATTGTTTCAATGGATGATTGTTAGATTATTCAATATGGCTGGTGTCATATTGAATCAATGGTGGATTCAGATGAATCAAGGGATGATTCAGATGAATCAAGTGATAAATGCGAATCAAAGGATGATAGAACGTGGCATAAGATATTTTGCGATGGTGATGTGGTGCTTGGCACTCATGGTACTTACTGTAACGACAGTTATGATATTAATATCACTAATTGTGCTGATGGCTTCACCAGTTTTGTATTTGATTTTCGGATAGGGGACACCTACGGTTTCCCCTATGACCCCTTCCCTTAGGGGAAATAATACAGTTAATGAAATCATAGTTATCACGCATTTATCCTAGATATATCTTCTCTTTACCCTCCCCCTAATTAGGGAAGGGGTTATAGGGGAAACCCTAGGGTTTCCCCTAAGGGAAGGGTCAAAGGGAAACCGTAGGTTTCCCTTATTGAAACATAAACGTCCTCGGGTCCAGACCATTCGCATAATGGTTTGTTTTTTTCGGCGGTACATACGCCCCTCCCGCCCTGGCACGACGCAAAGCACTCGCCGTATCATTGATATCACGCACCCCCGTCATGGACGTCGGCACTTTGTTTGCATTCAGTGACCCCACGCCCACTTCCGCCGCGCGTCTACGCGCCACCACCGACGACGCATCCCGATTGCCTCCAATGAACTTCTTTTGTTTATTCACACTCTGGTCAATCACCGGATACACCTCGGTATATTGGCGTCGCGCCATCGCAAAACTACTTGTGCCATCACTGGACAAATCTTTTTGGGGCATCGCTTTCAACGAACTCAAAGTTCCATTATTCATCTCGGTTCGCACATTTTGCCCGTTTTTTTCAGTTGCGGTTGTTTGAAAAGTCGCGAATGACATATATACATCTTGTATATATTTCGTTATTTATTGGAAAACATCAAGCCATTATGTTGTTGTTTGAACAACCACTCCTTCTGCATATCCAACATTAATGCGGCATAATTGGTATCGCGGCTCTCCACATCACTAAATCCCTCGCGCTGCACCACGGTCGGCGGCACAATCATATACCACCGATGAGCAGATTGTAGGCGTTTCCAGTAAATGTCTATGGCAAACTCGCGTTTGTTCTCAGGATTGCGCATAAATTGGTTCAGGCCTTCGCGAATATTGTCTATCAGGGTTTTATAAAACGAACTACGAACAATGTATCCAGTCGTGGTCTGGCAATTGACCACGCGCACGGCGAAATTTCCGATGGGTTGGTAAGGCGGCACGGCATTCCCGCCTAAAATGAGCACGTCCCAATTGTCGCCCACGGCGGCGCAAAATTGGTCTACATTCGCTCGGACGAGTGCTGGATTCAGAAACAAGATATCGTCTTCGCACACAAACGCGTAGGGCCAATTTGCGGCGGCGGCTTGTTCCAGGCATTTGAGATGACTAATGGTACACCCGATGGCGCCGTTGGTGGTTTTGACGGCATTGAATCGCGTTCCTTGGATATCCAGCTTTCCCAACTCGGCAACAACTTGGTCTCGGCGGTCTTCACGATGCGAGAGATTTATATAGACCGTATTTTCCACTAGATTTGCGAACGAAGACATATCAAATATAGGAGGTTCGTTTTATATTATTTGGTGGATTTACTTACGTAATTCATTGGTGGATTTACTCATGTAATTCATCGGTGGATTTACTCATTAAGTCTTTCATTACATCCATCTTATGAATCATCAACTCCATCCTCTCTTCAAGTGTCTGGATTTTTTTCATCAGCGCGCTCTCATAAATAGATTGCGTTTTATCAAATACATGTTCTATATTCTCTCCCCACTGGACCTGTTTCTTATGGGTTGTTGGTTCATGTTCCTCCAATGAAATTGAAATAGGGTCGGAGATTTGGATGCGGGTCGTAGTATTTGCTGAAGTCGTAGGGTGGACTGAAGTCGTAGGGACGACTGACGTCGTAGGGACGACTAACGTGTCGACTGGCGGCATATCCGCGTCCCTCAAACTCATATATTCGCTCACCGCTTTGGATAAATCTTGGATGGCTTCGTCTTTGATGGATTCGTTGAAAACGGGTGTGGGTACCGGTTTCTTTGTCATGGATTCGTATTCAGATTGACGACGATTGAATTGGTCCATCATTTGGGATTCACGTGAATCGCGAAAGGCAGCGGAGGATTGGATGCTGGGCTGAGGTAAATGACCTTGGGTCTGATACGATTGTTGTGTCTGACCTTGGGTCTGCGACTGATAAGCTTGCGACTGATAAGCTTGTTGTGTCTGCTCTTGCTGACCTTGTTGCCGGCGTTTTTGCGCCTTGATTGACTCCGTCATTGCGTCCAGCGCCCGTTTATTGATATCACGCAACGGGACATTCCGACCATACGTCTCGCCATATATTTGGTGAATGATTCCCTTAAACCATTCCTCTTTGCTACCAGGCGGCAGCATTTTGAAAAAATCCGTCAGTTGCGACGTGCTACTTACGATTTTCCACAACATATTTTGGTTGGATTCTTGGACAAATTGGCTAGACATTCGGTGGGTTGAATGATATAACGCAAATTGTTTTATATCATTTATTCGTCAGATACTCGCGGGGCCAAAAACACAACAATATGCGCCATCTTCGCAATTTCGTCGTCTTCGTATTTCGGCAGTTCTAGCACATAGGTCGCTTTCAACGGATAATTGTCGCTGATTTTCAAATTGATGGTCCCGCTCACTTTGTGAAACGCGCAAATATTGTGGAAATGCGCGAGCGAAAAAGAGAGGTTCAGCTTTTCCCCCTCATTAATCGCAAAAAGCAACAAGTCGTCTATCGGCACCACCACGCTCATATTGCCCGATTCATTGCTACTGGATGTAAGGCGGATTTCTTCTTCGCTACAATTGATTTTCAAGTCCGCGCCGAACTGTTTCAATTGGCCAATCAAGTTGGCGAAATTGGACGACGCCAGCGAAAGCTCGGCCTGGTAATCAATCTCGGGAATCGCCATCAGCTCGCTCTCTAAATCAATAAGCGGAATCTCAAAATACTTGTCAAACACTGTCTTGGACTCGGTGGGGTTCAGCAGATTGACGACCAGACGGTCGCCGGTTTCCTCTACATATTTCACGTGGATTTCGTGAGTATCTTCGCGGGTATTTAGGATTTTGAAAAAGAGCGCTACATTGATGCCAACCACGATGGACGATTGTTTGCTGGTATATTCGTAGGTGTCAAACCAGGTCTTGGGAATACTGAGTTCAAAAATGGATATGTGAGAGGAGTCCATGCCCTGGGCATAGAGGCGGTCGGCGCTAAACATCAGATTGATGTGTTCGCAGAAGAGGCGAATATTCTGGAACATGGATGAAAAGACGCGCGCGTTTTCGCGGTTTTTGATGACTACGTTCATTTAGGAAAAACTGATGGCAATCGTTTATATGGTTTCTTTGGTCCATTCTTTTGTTTGGTCGGTTGTTTCACTTGTCGGTCGCTCACTTGTCGGCCGGTTGTTTCACTTTGCCGGTCGTTTCACTTTGCCGGTCGCTCACTTGTCGGTCGGTTGTTTCACTTTGTCGGTCGCTCACTTGTCGGTCGTTTCACTTTGCCGGTCGTTTCACTTTGTCGGTCGTTTCACTTTGCCGGTCGTTTCACTTTGTCGGTCGTTTCACTTTGCCGGTCGTTTCACTTTGCCGGTCGTTTCACTTTGCCGGTCGTTTCACTTTGCCGGTCGGTCGGTCGTTTCACTTACCCACATATTTAACCACGTTGCCATTCTTAAAATAAATCACAAACCTGTCTTTTATGGCAGGGTCCACGATGGGAATCACAATGCTACACAAATATTCCACGAACGACGGCGGGTTATGTACGTGAATCAGGTTTAGATGTCTCAATAATCCTTTGCCATTCCGCATTCCTTCACTAGATACGACGACCACAAACTCCCGATATCGCTCAATCGCGGACATTGTGAGACCGGCGAGGTCTAGCTTAAGATTGTAGGCCGAATATTCAACAATAATTTGCTCGGTGATGGAGAACAAATAATTCGCCAATGGTAGATACACAGCGGGACACAAAACAACCTTTAATACATTGTAATTTAACGAAATGGTATCGCCCTCTACCGAGAAAATAATTGGTAAAATTGTATTAAGATCGATGTTTTTGGTCACCGATTCGGCGCAATCAAACTTCTGTTGTTTTTTGAAGAGCAAATTTTTTGGTTTTTCATCGTAATATTCTTTTTTGGCGGCCTCTATACGGTTTAAAATATTGGGTTCGTTTCCACCACTCATTATTCTATATTTTTATATTTGTTTCTATGTTGTTTTACGAGAGAGAATGTTCAAGCCTCTATCGGTGGACGAACTTCGTCATTCATTCAACGGTCACCACCTTCGCCAAGTTCTTCGGTTTGTCAGGATTAATCCCGCGGTCCACCGACAAATAATACGCCAACAACTGGATAGGTATCATTCCTAAAAGCGACGAATAAGTCCCCGCATTGGGGACATAAATGTGCGTATATCGCCCATCCGCAATGGCCCCTTTGTTATTCGTAATCAAATAAACGGGTGCTCCTCTCGACAACACTTCTTCCACACAGTTCATCGTTTTCTTCAAATATCGCGCATCCATATTGAAAATAATCACCGGAAAATGTTTGTCTAAAAGCGCGAATGGTCCATGTTTCAATGAACTGGATGAATACCCCTCCGCGTGGATATAGGCGACCTCTTTGATTTTGAGCGACCCCTCTCGCGCCACGATTTCATCCGTCCCCTTCCCTATCAAGAAAAGGTTCTGCGTCGTCTTCAAATCGGCGTTAATAATGCCCTTAATTTGCCCGTCTACCATTTCCAAAACACACGAAAAATCATTAGACAGGTTTTTCAGGTCGCCGATGACCTTTGCCCTGCGCGACTCGTTGATGCCCGCGATTTGCGAAAACCACGTGGCGATAAGAGAGAGGCACACGACCTGACTGCTAAATGCCTTCGTGGAAGCCACGCCGACCTCTACCCCCGTATTACAATAGACGCCGCAATCCACCTCTCGCGCAATGAGCGAATCCACCACATTGATGACGCCGATTGTCGTGATATTTGCCTCTTTCGCAATTTCTATACACCGATGTAAATCCTTGGTTTCACCCGACTGGGACACGAGTACAAATACGGTGACGCCGTCGCGGGGGATGTCGTGCTCCGTCAGTTCCGCGCCGTCAAATGCCTGAACTGTGCTAAATCCGCACAACCATTTGAAGAAGTGCATCCCATAGAGGCAGGCGAAATACGATGTCCCGCACCCCAGTAAAACCACATGGGTCGCCCGCTTCAGCTGATCCGCATGGCATTCCAGTCCACCCAGTTTCACTTCGGTTTCGTTTTTGATACGACCTCCATTGTTAATCGCGGAATTGACTACGGCGGGTTGTTCGTTGATTTCGCGAATCGTCCAGTGGGGATACGGGTCGGGCACTGTGGTCCGCACCACGTCGCTCACCTTTTTCCGCAAATAAGTATTTGTGGTTTTGATGGAGAGGACGGCATTCTGCGATGATAGGACACAGATGTCGTCGTTATTTAGCGTAATGTATTTGCCGACTTGATTACAGAATCCGCTTTGTTCGGATGTAACGAGAATCGTGGTGTCGGTCTTGCCTACCAATAGAGGCGACCCGTTTCGCACGCAAAACAGCTGGTCGGGGGTTTTCACATCCACCAAGATGATTCCATAAGTGCCTCTCAGGCGCTGGATGGCGAAGTTTAGCGAATCATAGGTGGTGGAATCGCGCGAGTAATATTCCACTAGATTGACGATGATTTCACTGTCGGTTTGTGATTGGAATGCGAACCCGTGCTCAATGAGCTCGTCGCGCAATTCGGCGTAGTTCTCAATGATGCCATTGTGGACGATGGCGAACCGGTCGTTTTGCGAAACGTGGGGGTGTGCGTTTTTGTCGGTTTTCATACCGTGGGTCGCCCAGCGGTTGTGGCCGATGCCGGTGCCCCCATTGGGACTTGATAGGTGCGCCGTTTTTGCGCGCAATTGTTCTATTGAATCCAGAGTATTCGTAGATGCATATTTGTGTATGGTGATGGCGTCGTTTCCTCTCTCTATGACACCCAACCCGGATGAATCGTAGCCGCGATTCTGTAATTGGGTGAGCCCAGCGATGATTTGTTGGTATATGTTGTCGGCCGACACCGTCAAAATACCGAAGATTCCGCACATTCTATAGGATTCCTATTGTTTTGTATTTATCTGGTTTTTCCGAATATTCGCAGTGCGTAAAAAATGGGCGAAAATCATCAATCTAGAAAATATAACCAGCAAATTATGAGTCAAGCAAATGCCGCCGCACGAAAACGCAGAGCAGGAGGGTCATCCATGCCCGGAGCACCTGAACCGATGGTACAACAGCAACAACAACCCGGAGCGGGCCTCACTCTTCCCCAAGTCATTGCGCTGGTGGATAAGAGGCTTGTGAATCTGGAAACCTTTATGAAAGAGACGAAGGCTCAAGTGCCGAAGCAGACAGTGCCTTTAGCACCAATGCCTTCTGCGCCTTCGGCAGACTTGGACGATGCCCTTGTTGAAGAAATCAACACCAAATTTGAGTTGTTGGCGACCGAAGTCGCCGAGTTGAAGGATATGATTGTCAAGCTCCAGTCTTTCACCATGGAGGTGAACAAGAAGATGTTTGAAGAACGTATTCAGTTATTGTCCGATGTGGGGGACAATGGCTCAATGAAGTATGATATGAAACGCGGGGACAACCTTGTGTTGGAATTGTCCGAAGATGATGATGCCTAAGCCAAAAGGCGACCGAAGCCAATCTTGCTTGTCAACCGGCGATATAACCCATAGTTATTTTCATTATTGAGATGTGCTCAATAATGGAATCTTTTTACAAGTTAAGATGGAATCAACACTGAAACCTTAAACGACCATCTTCGCCTTAATAGCATCATGGCACTGATAATTACTCAACAAGAAATCATCCACCACATAATCATTAATATTGTCTCGTTTCGCACCCATCTGTAGTGTCGGAAACTCAAAGGGTGTTCGCTCCAATTGTGTCTTTGCCGCGTCAATGTGGTCTTCGTACAAATGGCAATTCCCCTTGAAATACACAAACTCGTGCGCCTCTAATCCGCAATGATGCGCCAACAAATGCGTGAGGAAACTGTACGACGCGATATTGAACGGCACGCCCAGCAATTCGTCGCAACTTCGCTGGGTCATTGCGCACGAGAGTTTGTTGCCGTCGTGGACGTTGAATTGGCACATCATATGGCAGGGAGGCAGCGCCATCTGGTCCAGCTGAGACGGGTTCCACGCGGTCATTATGAGTCGGCGGCTCGTGCGCTGGGCGGGGTCTTTTAACACATCAATGATTTGTTGGAGCTGGTCTACACCCGATGAGTTTGTGTCATAATCCCCTCCAAAATGTCGCCATTGAAACCCGTATCCCGGCCCAATAAGCCCCTCTCTATAATGGTGGAGACCGCGCGAATCCAGGAACTCGCGGCTGGTATTGCCATCCCAAATATGGACACCCTGTTCTTGTAGCAAAGCGTTGTCGGTTTCCCCGCGAACAAACCACAACAACTCTTTTAGACACGTTTTCCACGCGGTCTTTTTGGTGGTCAAAATCGGGATTTTTCCGTCGGCCAATGAGAATCGCATCATTTCGCCGAAAATGCTTTTCACGCGCCCATTGCGCCCAATTTCCCAAGACCCGGTGTCAATGATTTTCTGAATGATGTTCAAGTATTGGTACTCTTCGGACTGCGATTCTTGGGTGTTGTCCATTGTTATATTATTTCTACTTTCATATCTTTATATCGGTATTAGTTTACACATCTTCAAATCCACAAAACAAGTTTGTGTGTATTTTGTTTTGGTATAATATAGATATGGACAATATTATCAGTGAAGCACGTTCTATGAATGACAGCACATTTTTGAACCATATTTTTAGCACCGCCGAGGAAAGCAAAGCCGAGATTCTGAATGTGGTACAATATGCCGTGATGGGTATTTTGCCCGTGGTCGCCCTCAACAAAACCATCCAGAAGTTCATCCCCGAAGCCGATGTGGAGAAGTCGTCACTAGAAGTTTTAGCCGAAATCTTCATTCAAATCGTCATCATGTTTATCGGCGTGGTCCTCATTCACCGCCTCATCACATATTTCCCTACATACAGTGGATACAAATATGAGGCGTTTAACTTGACGACTGTGATACTCGCGTTTTTGGTGATTGTTCTGAGCTTACAAACGAAGTTGGGCATCAAGGTGAATATTTTGGTGGACCGCGCATACGAGTTGTGGAATGGACCTAGTAAGGAGGCGATGCGAAAAGACGCGAAGAGGCCGGTGAATAACCACGCGATGAGCCAGGCGGACACATTGGATAACTCGGGAGTCCAAAACGGGATGTACCCCCCTCCCCCATCGGTTACTACTTCCAACCGATCGTCGGGCCAGGGACACGACTATATGTTGAAGGCCTCGGGACAAGGAGCGCCGATGAATGAAATTTCGGACTTCGGCCCCATGCCAGCCAATTCAGCCCTCCATGGAGGCAGCTTCTGGTAAGCCTCCCGTAGGGAGGCGACCATAAGCAAATCGCCTTCAGCGATTTGCGACTATAAGTCCCCCTTCGGGGGACGACTATAAGCATCGCTTTGCCCCGCGACCATAAGCAATTCGGGTCTACAAAAAATAAAATGAATATCATTTTATTTTCATATCAACTTTTCACCATTACGTATTATATGTGTATTATATTATATGACAGGGAGAAAAAGGTCTGGATTAGCAAACCATAGAAGAGCCTATGCGTGGTCTCCTTCAACAGCTCCAAGTACTTACACAATTACTTATAATGGTAATACGAATACAAGTGGAAATGCGCCAACCGATAGTAATGTTCCTTATACAGATGGTTCAATTGTAACCATTTTAGGAAACCCGGACTCACTCGCAAAAACCGGATTCACCTTTGCCGGATGGAATACAGCATCAAATGGTTCTGGAACATCTTATTCACAAGGAAATACATTCACAATTAATGACAATACAATACTTTATGCTCAATGGACAGCCGTGCCGCCTCCATCAGCGCCAATATTAACGCAGAGCGTGGGTGGCGATCAGGCCGCATACATTTTGTTCACACAAAGTGGGACTGTAACAAACTACGAATATTCTACGGACAATGGAGCAACGTTTTTGCCATTTAGTCCACCACAAGTTTATAGCCCGGTAGAGATAAACACACTCTCATCGGATGGAACAACTCGTTTAACAAATGGAACCACGTATACTGTTAAATTAAAAGCAGTGAACTCTGGAGCATCAAGTAGTGAATCCGATTCAGTGGTTGTAACTCCTGAAATCACAAGTTTACTAAGTGCTAACCGAGTAGTATATTTAGACGCGAACAACTCAAGTTCTTACTCGGGGTCCGGAACAACTTGGACAAATCTTGCGTCAAGCGGGTCTTATAGCGCCACACTCACTGGGTCGCCGAGTTTTAATACAACAACCGACCCTGGAAATAAATATTTTGAGTTTAATCCCGGCGTAGCTACGGGGCAATTCGCTCAAATTAATCAAGCCGCCGCAATTAATCCTGTGGCAAATACACCATTTACTATACAAATGTGGGCTAGAATTAATAATGTAGGGTCGCAAGGTTCTTTAGTTAGTAAAGTATTTGATTCTGCATCCTATGATGGGTACGCCTTAGGTTATCGGACAAATAATACATTACAATTGCACGCAAATGGTTCGCAAGTGAATTATTTTACTTCAGTTTCTGATGTTTTAAGCAGTGGATGGGCGCTCTATACGGCAAATGTTCAATTTGGAAATGGATCCGGAAGACAAAACAAGTTATTTGTAAATGGTCGCCAAGTTATGACATCAACAAGTACTGAAAGTGGTATTCCGTCTTCTACTCAAAATCTCACATTCCCAACAGGGTTTTATGGAGAGGGTGAATGCGACATTGGGCAATTGTATTATTACAACGCGGAATTAACAACGGCACAAATCATACAAAACTTTGATGCGTCAAAACCCCCATATATATAGATTTGTCTCCGACAGGCCCTTTGCCAATTGGTACAAAAATAAAATGCGAATCAATCATTTTATTTTTTACACTTTTGCACATTTAAAACGCCGACTTGTCGGCGATTTATGGGTGCAAAAGTAGGTAGCCTTTGCGCATTTAAAATGCGCAAAGGTGTAAAGCCTATATCGTCTCTATCTTTACTTCCTCTTCTTTTTTGCCCATCTTTGAAGGTCCATATTTCTCGAACAAATTGCGTGCAATGCTAAAAGTATTGGCAAGAATATTCATTGGCGAGCTGTAATCAAAAACGCTTGCTACGTGGTCATCTTCCCCCACCATTTTCAGACTGTAGTGCCAAAATGGCGGTATGTATACCATTTGCCCAGCCTCTACGTTAAATTCCAAAAACTTCATCTTGGAAAAATCGGCATCATACGCAGGTTGCGGGGCCCAAACATTGAGAGGCGACGTAAACTCATAATCGCGGTAGTTCTTGTTAATCGCCATATATTTCGTGGATCGCCACGGCGTCATTTTCACGACATATTTGCCTCCAGTGATGTAGATGTATCGTCGTTCAAATGTGTGATAGGTTAAAGGCGTCGTGGCGCCGGCGGACCCGATGAGCAAATCGTAACGGCTAAATACGGAGAGCGCGGGTTCCAGGTATTTATCCAGTTGTTGGTAGTATCGCTGGATGCCCGTTTCCTCTATGAAATACTGGTTGCCGCTGCTAAAATATTTGGCGGTAGTATCCGTCTTCATAAGTCCGTTGGCGGCGTTGAGAGAGAGGACCACGGAAGTGGGAGGCCGGTCGGCATGGTAGTCGGCGGTCTCTTTGACAAAGACGTCAAAACTGCCTTGTTCTGCCACCAATTTACTGAGTGGGATAGACTTGAGATTGGTGTCGTATTCACCGAATTGGAAAACGAAAGGTTGTTTCAGATTGGCGTTGGCATTGATATCCTTGTTTGTGGTGTAGTCGGTTTCGTAGATTTCTATGTCGTCGCCCTTTTTGAGCTGGAATATGATTTGACTATAGAGGATGAGGACGGCGATAAAAATTAAAACGGAGTATATTGTGTCCATTGTTCATAAAAAATGGACACATCTTTATTTGGATGAGAAGACGTAGTTATTAGAATTCACGACCAAACTTGGTATAGGTTCTTTTGTTATGACGGATGTTCTTCTTTGTCTTGCGACGAGAACCGCCTTTCTGAGGAGCAGGAGGAGCAGCAACAGGAGGAGTTGGTAGAGTAGCAACTGGAACCTCAGTAGTAGCAACTGGAACCTCAGTAGTAGCAACAGGAACCTCAACAGTAGCAACAGGAACCTCAACAGCAACAACAGGAGCAACAACAGGAGCAACAACAGGAGCAACAGCAGTAGTAACATCAGGAGCAACATCAGTAGTAACAGCAGTAGTAACAGGAGCCTCAACGGCAGGAGCAACAGCAGGAGCCTCAACAGCAACAACAGGAGCCTCAACAGCAACAACAGGAGCCTCAACAGCAGGAGCAACATCAGGAGCCTCAACAGCAACAACAGGAGCCTCAGCGGCAGGAGCAACAGCAGCAGGAACACAAATACGTTTCTTGATTTCGTCAAGAATACCAGTGTCCTCTAACATTTTCATAATACTGTCAATCGTTTTCTGTTTATCATCGACGCTCATACTTTGTAAACCTTGCTTTACCGATGTTTCTGTCGCGACATGACTTACAGTATCAACATTTGTAGCAGCATGACCAGTACTCGGGTTCGCAGTAGGAACAGCATCTGCTGTTTTCGTTCCCATAATCAGTTCATCAACCAGCGTCTTTAGTTTGTCTATTACTTTTTTAGGAAGCGCCTTTACCCGCGTTGTGATTTCCGGAGCAAGGTCAGGTATTTTTTCCAATTCTGACAAATCAATGCCATCCATTTTGAGTTTCAAATCGTCCGCTAATTCCTGTAATTTTTCACTTGGATTGCCAAATGGAATTAATTTAATTCCCGTAACAATTGGACTTGAAATGGGCTCAACAGTATTTTTCACTTTTTTAATTATATCATCAATGCCAGTTTCAACAACATCAAACTGTTTTTCGTTTTCTTTTATTTTTTTGGTGAGCTCCTCTAATAAAATGGGTTTAATCGTATTTATAATTTGGTCTGCCATACTACGAGCCTCGTTATACATTATCTTAATAAATTGATTATTTCAAATTATTAACAAACAATACTCCTAAACACCGGTTTACTTGGCCGATACCGCGGGGGCACCAGCACAGTTGGCGGGGCCATATCCAACCTCTAACGGCACACGAGCATAGTCGGGCTCATAAGTACTCTGGTTCCACGGACCAACATCCTGCTTGGGAATAATGGGGTCGCTTCTCAACTGGAGATTTGCGTTCTTCATGGACTGACCAATTGTGTCTAAACCAATGTGGTAGCCGGCCTGGAGCATATCGCCGTTCAAGATATTGCCCTGGGACATATTGACGGGGTTCAAGGCAGCCCATTGGCTGTTCTGGTCGGTGGGCAAGAGCTCATTGGGATTGGCAATGGCGCCGAGGGCTTGGGCAGTTGGTGCGGCACCTACGGCAACCTCCTCCTTGGGTTCGGCGGCGGCGGCGACGGCGGTTCCGGTCGCCATGGCATCAATACTTGTGAACTTGTCGCCGGAATATTGGGTTAAGAGCCAGATGGTGATGATGGCAAATAGAACAATGAAAACGCGGTTCATAGTAAAGACTTTGGAGATTCCACTACTGACATCTTTAAACATTTCGGATAACATTGCTAATATATATTACGGATTGATAAATTATTTTGTGTCTTTGGTCAAGTTATTCGTCGTCGTTATCCAAATCATCCAAATCTTCTAAATCGCTTTCATCATCACTATCGTTCAAATCTTTCAACATATAGAGGTTTTTAATTCGGCGGGCTTCCATAAACTCGGTTAAAGCAACCGCTTTGGCGGCTTTGGCTTTTTGTAATGCCTCGCGGTACATTTCGTAATAGACCTCTTTCTTGTCTCTTAATTGAAATGTGTCGGCGGCGTCAATTTCGTTGACATCCAGGTCAAACTCTAGAATCTCGGGGGCGTCCGTTAATCCTAAATCATCATTGACGAAGGGCGAAGGGTCGGAATCAATGATTTTTATAGGTTCGTCTTCATTGATTTTTATTGGTCCTTCTTCTTCCGGAAAATCACTTTGATTATGGGTTGCTTCTTCTGTGTCCAAAATTATATTCGGTATTGTATCCGGAATTGTATCCGGTATCACATCCCTTATTACATTCGGATTTGTATCCAAAATTACATCCGTTATCACATTCGGATTTGAATCCGTTTTTGCTAAATATTTCTGCATATCTGTTTCCAATGGTTTTCTATTTTTGGAAATAATGAAACTGTCAAATAAATCACTTGGTTTCAATACCATCAGCTGCTTCATCTCTAAATCCACGCAAAAACTCTTGCTCGTACACCGGACGCCTTGTATTTCTAAAATAGCAATCATCAGTGTCTTGTCCGTGATTTGCGCCGGTTCCACCGTCATCTCGTCCTCGTCATATATCTTGAGAGGCTTCGCATCCGCCTTAGAATTGATATTGACCCGCACGCAATATTGTTTCCCCGACCGATAGAGTTTCACCATTGGGCTAAAGCATCCTTCAATGTCGTCTTCGCTCATTTCGCTGTCAAACCAGCGCCCTCTATTGTCGTAGATTTTTTGTCGGAGTTTGGTTTCCAGCGCCTCCATCCACTGAATGATATCTTCGTTGTCGTTGGTGAAAACCAAGTCGGTGTACATTTTTCGGCCGGCCCCGATGATGCCCGCTTTGGTGGAACATTTAGGTGTTTGAATATAGAGGGGGGCGCGGTCCATCATTATTTTGCTAAAATGGGCGCCGCCCATGATGGCGGCTGGTGTCGTGAGGGTGATTCGGTCAAACTGGAAGGATGGGTTTGGATCGTGAATCTCGGGAGAGGCGGACATAGATATAATGGGTGTATGAAAAAAGAGAGGATGAACAACCGCGAAGGCGCCGTAGGCGGCGACTTTTGAGGCGCCGTAGGTGCCGACCAAGTGACCCTTTAGGGTCGCTTATCCGTAGGTGCCAACCGCGAAGCGTAGCTTCGCTTATCCCTTTAGGGTGCCGACCAAAGTTACGCTTCGCTTATCCCTTTAGGGTCACAACTCATATGCGTTTCATACAGTGAATCCGTTTGTGCCAAGTATAATAATGAAATCTATCAAACAAACCGTGGTGGATTTGTTTCGTAACGAGAGTATTCGTTCAGAAATCAAAGACATATTGAAACCTTTTGGTGTAATTATTTACAACGAGCTCTATTTTTATATGTTGATGATTATCGTTTATTGCGGACTTTTGTTTATTGGATTGTTGGGTGGATTGTATTATTTGTTGGCGATTCATAAACAACTCAACCACATTATGGACAAAAAAGAATATCTGGATATGATATAACAATGGAAGGAACACCCGTAATGTCAGAAATGAAAGTAGTAGAGCCCAAAATAGAAGAAGAGCTCAAAGTAGTAGAGCCTGAGGTAATGACCCCCGAAGAGAAAAAGGGTGGAGCTCTTGCCTTTTCCGAGTTGAGCAGCGCACCTTTAAAGGGTGGCAACAACAACTCCAAGCGAAGACGCCATAACAATAACTCCAAGCACAATAACTCCAAGCGAAGAGGTGGCAATAACAACAAATCCAAGCACAACAACTCCAAGCGAAGAGGTGGCAACAACAACTCCAAGCGAAGAGGCCAGCGTGGTGGCAAATGAATGCATAACCTAGCACAATAAATGTGTAAGAAACAATATAGATATTTATACCCAGTATAAATAATTATGGCGACGGACCCCGCATTTAGCGATATGATACGAAAATGGACAGCCGCGGACACGCAAATACGCAACTTGAACAACCAGTTGCGCGATTTGCGTTCGGCGCGTGACACCATCACTACCAATGTGTGTGATTATATGAAGTCCAATGGGCTGGATAAGCGGAAGATAGAGATTTCCGACAGCACGTTGTCCTATTGTGAAAAGACGGAGACGTCCTCTCTTAGCTATAGTTATTTAGAGAAACGGTTGGGGGATATTATCCCGGATAAGGACCAAGTTGAATACATTATCACCTACTTGAAGGAAAAACGGGAGACGAAAAAGGTACCCGATTTACGTAGAGTGTATAGGAATGACACGAAAGGCATAACAAATGAGTCACATGAGTGAGTAATACAAATAAATACAGGTTTATTTGTATAAGAATATTGTATAAATCGTATGGAAAAAATTATTAGTGACGATGGAATCAAAGTATCTACAATTTTGTCAAGGGCTGGTGTTCTATCTGTAGGAGGAGGAACTAACGAAGAAGACGACTTGTACATCCCATTCGGCCTCTATTCCAAAAAGTCACAATGTGATATTTCGCCCAAACAAATGGTAGGAAAAGGGTTTATTGACAACGATATCTTTGACAAACTGTTTGATGCTGTGTCGTATGGAGAACGCGACAAAACACAGAAGAAGACGGCGACAACAACAACCAGTAAACAAACCCGTAGAGAGAGGTCTTAAAGGTATTGTTAGGGTACTGACCTACGGTCCCTTCGGCCCCGGAGGGACCTAAGAAAGGTTTGGCCCCGGAGGGACCTAAGAAAGGCGAGGACCGGTCCCTTTAGCCAAAGAATATTATAAAAAAGCTTAAACGAAATTGCCCTATTTTGCTATACGATGAGCACCACAACTAAACCTAAAACCAGCCGAAAACCCGCAATTAAAATTGAAGTAGTAGAAGACCCCGCATCCGACGACAAGAAGAAGGGCCGCAAGCCCAAGGGCGCGAAGTTGGTCGTGAAACCCGCCGACAGCGCGGAGCAACAAGTCGCGCTGGAAAACGTCATTCTACACTTGAAATGCTCTTCCAAGGATTTGACGGAATACAACAACCGTATCAGTCAAATGGCGTCCAACGTGCTATCGTATAACCCCGATTTGCCGCCCGCCATTATGACATACAATGGGTCTCCCAATTATTTCGTGTACAATGACGCCAAGACGTCGGGTGCCGTGGCGGCTTATAACCCCGAGGTTTGCTCCGCCGTTTGCTCAAAATGCAGTGGCACCACGGAATCGGCCCCGGAAACCGATGAAGACGTCTCGGTAAAAGATATCAATGCCAAGTTGAAGAAGCTGAAGCTGGCATTGTATAAGAACAATCTGACCGACAAGAAGTCGGCGTGTTTCTGGTGTACGTATGATTACGACAGTCCCACGTGTTATATCCCGAAACACGAGTCGGAGGCGGGGCTTGTTGTCTATGGGTCGTTTTGCCGACCCGAATGCGCCGCCGCCTATTTGCTCAAGGAAAACCTGGACGATTCCGTGAAGTTTGAGCGCTACCATTTGTTGAATCAGATTTACGGGAAGATTTACGGCTACAAGAAGAACATCAAGCCGTCGCCGAATCCGTATTATTTGTTGGACAAGTTTTACGGCACACTGAGTATCAATGAATACCGGCGATTGCTGAAAACGGAGCATATGTTGCTGACCATTGAGAAGCCGATGACGCGGTCGTTGCCGGAATTATATGAAGAGACGGATGAGATGATACTTAATGTGGGGAGTAGCAAGACGTCCAATATTGGGTCGTACAAAGTGAAGCGGCAAAGTGAGAAGGTGTCAGGGCCGAGCAAACTGGATATCATGATGTCCACGTTTGGCATTACCGCGGTGAACTAGGCTTCCGCATTTCTGGAACTGCTTTTTATACCGACATATGCTGGGTAATCACTTGGATTATTGCCAGTTTCCCGGAACTGACGACGTCCGATTCCGCGAATGATATTATATTGACGTTTCCTATAATATCAGTTCCCCACATGAGAGGAGTCGCAATGCCTTTGTAATCGCACATATCAAGGACGCAAATCGTGCGACAACGACTATTGCTGAGGAGGCCAATGATTTCGGTTGCGTCGATGATTTCGTAATCGGAACCGACCATTTGCTTGGCGAGCTTGTCGTAAGAATAAGATGGGGGGTAGAACTCGTACTTGTACGTGGGGATAATCTCCGGTAAAGGTTCTTCCGGTAAAGATTCTTCTGGTAAAGGTTCTTCCGGTAAAGGTTCTTCTGGAGTTTGAAGAACTTCTAGGTCTAAAACCTCTACGGATGACTTGGGTTCCGCCGGAGGGTCCGATTCAAGATTGGATAACTCGGTATTGGATAGCTCAACATTGGATAGCTCATCTATAGATATTGTGATTGTATCATCGGAAGAACCGGACTCTAACATCTCGGACTCTAACATTTTGGACTCTAACATTTTTGCTTCCCATAATTTGGATTCTATCAATTTTGCTTCCCATAACTTGGAGTCTAGTAAAGATTCCAAAGGTTCTGACCCTAAGGGTAAAGACAAAGGTTCTGATATCATAGTAGGAGCCAAAGACAAAGGGTCTGACCCTAAAGGTAAAGGAAAAGGCATAATCGGAACCAAAGGAACCGACTCCAATGGAACCGACGCTAAGGGAACCTCGCCATAATCCACCGACTTCACAATACGAATACCACTGCCATAACCGGCATAATACACGTAGAGCTCATCCAGCATGGAACTTTCGGATACCAAGGTTTGAATCGCGGTCATAATCTGAGCTTTCGTTAGAGGCGCCCATTCGTCGGACAAATATGTGATGTTTTCTTCTAAAATGCCGTAATCGGTGATGAAAACCTCGCGGGCATTTACGGCGATGTTGATGCGCCCAGAGAGGGCGCCAGAATAATTGAGTCCAATGATAAGAACCTTTTTTGTCATTGTATATACCCCGCAAATATATATTTTGTTGGGTTAGTGATTTTACAAGTTATAATAACTTGTAAAAATAGTTAAGTGAAGTAGAATCCCGTAGAGGATTCGGGTACCTAACCACAGTTATACCCTTGGAGATATGTTTTCTAAATAGTTGGTAATCATGTTTTTTAGGGGGTTATATAATCTCGTTTTTGAAGGCTACGCCCCATCCATTAGTAGTAATACCACCTGTAGACCCAGCAGGAGTCCAAGTAGTTCCATCCGAACTTTTTGCGATGAGTCCGCCGTCGCCGACGGCAATCCAGAGACCTTGGCCTAAACCATCTTTGCCATAGGCAACACCGTATCCACCACTAGTAATACCACCGGTTGACCCAGCAGGTGACCAAAGATTCCCATCTGAACTTTTTGTGATGAGACCACCAAGACCGACTGCGACCCAGAGTCCTTGACTAGCACCATCTTTGCCATAGGCTACACCTTGTACAAAAGTAAGACCACCAGACCCAGCAGCAGCAGTCCAATTATCGCCGTCCGAACTTTTTGCAATTAATCCGCCTCCACCAACGGCAATCCAGAGTCCTTGGCCGGCACCGTCTTTGCCATAAGCTACGCCGTATCCATTAATAATACCGCCTGTACCCCCAGCGGCAGTCCAAGTATTTCCATCCGTACTTTTTGCAATATATGTACCTCCACCGACGGCAACCCATAGACCTTGACCTAAACCATCTTTGCCATAGGCTACACTCCGTACAGAACTACTAAGACCACCTCTTGACGCTGCCGCGATCGCAGTCCAAGTATTCCCATCCGAACTTTTTGCGATGAGTCCACCTTGGCCAACGGCAACCCAGAGTCCTTGACCAGCACCGTCTGTACCATAGGCTACACCACGTCCAGTAGTAAGACCCCCGTTTGACCCAGCAGGAGTCCAAGTAGTTCCATCCGAACTTTTTGCGATGACTCCACCTCCGCCGACAGCAACCCATAAATTACCTCCTGTACCATCTTTGCCATAGGCTACACCATATCCGTTAGTAGTAAGACCGCCAATTGAACCGCCCTGTGCGGTAACAGCAGTCCAAGTATTTCCATTTGTACTATTCGCAATGATTGAACCTTGTCCAACCGCAACCCAGAGCCCACTTACCCCCCCCCCCCGTTTTTTTTGGCAACCTGGCTACCGAGTTAAAAGTATTGAAAGGCATTATAATTGATAGCTCTATAATG